CTACTTGAAGGCCTTCCCTATCCTGTTACCGGATACCCAGCCGTCGCCGAATTGGCAGTTCTTGATGTCTACAATATAGACTCCTTTTATCTCCAGCCCTTTACCTTGTGCTTCTTCCAGGTATGTACGTGCATAAGCATCAAAGTTTGCTCCAGAATAAGCGTCTACGGCAAGGATGAGAAAGTTCGCGTCGGTCAGTTCGCCTTTGTAGATTCCTATATCGGCATCCACCAGACTTTGGACGTAGCTGTCTGCTTTGTCTTTCTGTTCCTGGGACGGCTTGTTCCCTCCGCAGCCAAACAATGATATTGCCAGTATAGTCAGCAGTATTTTCTTCATGGATTTAGATAGTTAGTTTGTTCTTTAATTCGTTATATAAATCAGGATTTCTCATGTCCTCCCAATAATACTTCTTGTATCTGCTCCTGCTGAATCCTTCCTTACTCTCATAGACAAGAATACATTCCTTATCACACAAAACAATCACCGAAGATAGAAGTAACTTGGCATAAGAGAATGCCTGAAGAAAGGCTGATTCTATCTCGTGGTTGTTCTTCATGTGGTATTTTGCTTCAATCAATACCTTTGCTTTTTCTTCTTCTGGCTTGTTGTCATAATGAAGTGCATAATCCGGGAATATACGATGTCCTCTACCTGCATGGATTGGCAACTGACGAATGTAGTCTTTATGCTCATACCATCCCATTTCATTCAACAATGGCTCCAGTAGTTTTTCCTCTACATCCTTTTCTTCCTTAATGACTATTCCTTCCGGCAATGACGGTGCGTATATTTGTGGAAGTACGGAGGTGTCAAATCCTTTTGCTTCTATCATTCTCATGAGTTCTGCATAATCCTTTCCCGTAACCGGCCATCCATTGACTCCTTGAAAATTCTTTCTGATAAGCGGATGATTTGAAAAGTATTCGTCTGCTTTCAGCTCTTTTAATGAGATATGAGGAATATCAATTTTATTGCTTACATAAGTATTGCTGTAGTAGTGGGCAAATGGGTCTATTACACCGTCAACCTGTGCTATCCACAAGCAAGTGATGGCACTTACTGGAGATGTTTCATAATGTATGAGTATATCCCCTTTCTTTGTTTCCTTATTTGATTGCCAAAATCCAACCGTCCATTCTTTCCCATATCCTTTAATTAATCCTCCGATAAACCACGCAGATGATGGTTTGGGCATTTCTGCGTTCTCTTCCTTTATCAGAAGATTGGGAGCATAATCATACATGAAAGCGCTTAGCTCATCGGGAGACAAACCGTTTTCCGTCCTGAATCGATAGAATACTTTGCACAATTCCCAATAATACATACACCTGGCTTTGTAGTCAGCTTTCTTTGGAATCGGAGGAAGTTCTATTTCAAAGTAATCAGCTAATTTTTCAAGATGGAAAAGTTCGTTGATATATAAATAGGGAAAAAAGTATTCACCAAACATATAGTTCAGTTCCATTGAAAGTAATGGAATGTAGCCAAGCATTTGGTCAAAATCTCCAATCCTTAAAACTTCTTCCGTTTCTATTATCAGCCCGGTAGATATGATTTCCTCATACAGCTTTCCGGCATCATCCAGGGATTTTAATATTGTACCTTCATATTCTGATACTTTGTAACACCAGAAATCCTCCAGTATTCCGCAAATCATTTCGGAGTTGAATCCATCCTTGATTTTCGGATTATATTTCTCGAACAGACGTTCTTCTTCCATCCACTCTTTTCTGTCAGAAAAGCTGGATATGGCAGACTTCCCGTCTGGAGAGTTCTTGTACAGATTCCAAAGGTATTGATTGAATTTCATGGTTATAATTGTGTTTTGACAGACAATATATTTTCTACGATGAACATCTTCCTAATTTTCCCTTTGTGAAGTTTTATGTCATCATATTTTGGATTTTCGCTTCGTAGGATAATATAGTTTTCTTCATCTGGCTCATAACGGCGAATATATTTTATCATACGATATTCATCCAACAGTATGAGGTACATTTGTCCATAGAATATATCCTCCAAATTATGAATCTCGCGGATAACAACCATATTCCCATCAAAAATGCGTGGCTCCATACTGTCTCCATTTGCTCGTATGATTTTGGAATCCTTACTGATATTTGGCAGGTTTACAGAGCCGATAATGTTTTCTTGCGTGAAATAAATATCCCGTTGGTCTGTTCCACAAGTTGCATCAATATCATAGACAAGAGTGCCGGAATAATCACCTTCCTTTATATCGTTTTGGGAAATGGATGATTCTATTTTTTTATTATCAACTTTTTTCAGCATTTCGCCATGCTCTTTAATAAGCCAATCAACATTAAAAATACCTCCAAAAGCATTATTGAAGCGTGCAATAAAATTTGGTGTAAGATATTTCTCGTTTCCATTAAATGCACGAGAGATATTTTCTTTCTTTACGCCCATAACATCAGCAACATCTTGTTGGGTGTGTACAGTACCGTTACTACGCAAAAATTCATACGCTTTTTTTATTCGTTCTTTTGCTTCCATATCAACTTTTATTAGTATATTTGTAGCTGTAACAAGTACGAGGTGTTACAGGAACAAGTTGGTTAAACATTCCTCCGAGGAGGTTTAATATATGCACCCATGATAGCTCGTACCTATTGTGGGTGTTTTAATATGGCTATGAATATAAAAACAAGATGAAAACATTTCACATTATATTATGTATAGTTGACTTGATTGTATTTGTCGGTTTTTTGATAGCTCCAGAAGTCTGGACGGATATATTTTTTGTGCTTTTTATATTCACTGCGATTATGCTTATAACATTGGGCATCTTCCTGCTGTCTATGCCAGATGATAAAGAAGATTTCGACTTATCTGATACGCTCACATGCCATCATCCTTTTGTACAGTGGTTACGAAGGCATCACGGAGTAGATTAAACCTTTGCTTCCATATCATCAAGTATTTCCTTAATTTTTAAATTCATATCTATGCTTGCTCTGTTAATATTTATAGTGTTGGTTGGCGCCCCACTTGCATGGTTTATTATTATTTTCGAGGATGGGTTTGACCAAAATGACCATCTTCCTTTTTGTTAATCATTTTTATGCTTTTCCTTCTCTACTGAAAGCCGGTTAAATATAAATGATGCTCTTTTATCCGGTATATTTAACAGCCCGTCTAATATTGCATTCAAATTATCGTTTACAATAGGACTGTTGATGATTTGTTCTTTGTATTTAAGCAGTTCCAATGCTTGAAGCAAAGATTCTGACAACAGTTTCTCGTCACTCAAAACATTCCCCTCTATTGCAGCCATACAGAATGCACAGAAAGCATCTCCGTATTGATTGTTCGCTATACATATATTGCCAGCGGTGTACTTTTGTATAGCAATGGTATATCTTTCAAGCCGTTTCTTTAAAACTAAGTTTTCGTTTTGAAATTCATTTTTTGCTTGCTTTATTGAGTCGTCTATCTTCCTGTCTATGGATATAATAGTGTATATCTGAACTCCTAAAAGAACTGTCACACCAATAGAGGTGGTAGTAATACTGATTTCCATAATTTCTTTGAATGAAACATCGCCTGTTATATTAGGATATAATGCAATTAGTATTGCCACTACACTTAAAAGAAGCGCAATACCACTCATCCATATAGCACAGCTTTTTCTCTTCATATAATAATGTATTAAGAAACTTAATAGTTAAACAATGTTTATATACTAAATAAAGTTGACATTTTATTTTAAATATCAACTAAAGTTAGTATATTTGCATATCGAAACTAAGATACGAAACAAATATACGAAATAATAATAGTAAAACCAACTAACCCTCACACGATTATGAGTACAAAAATCAAGAACCAATTAAAAGAAGTCATGCTGATGGCTTGGACTTTCGTAAAGAGAAACGGTTTCTCTATGAGTGAAGCAATGAAATGCGCCTGGGCAAACATGAAGCTGAAAGCTGCAATGAAGCAAAGAATTGTAAAGTTCTACTTCAAAAAGGTAGATGGCAGCGTCAGAGAGGCTTATGGCACACTGAAAGAAAACCTGATACCTGCAACATCAGGTGACAACAGAAAAAAGAACGATACGGTACAGGTTTACTTCGATACTGAGAGACAAGAATACAGATGCTTCAAAAAAGCTAACCTTTTAAATATCGCATGACTATGACACGCCACGAAATCGAAGAAGAGCTTGACGGGCTGTACAAAGACCTGAAATTCGCCTACAACGCAGATGAAGAGACTTTATGCAGGGCTTTCAATGCTGACAGCAAGCAAGAATACATCAAAGCACTTACTGAAGAGGTGGACAAATACGAAGCCCTTCTTGAAGAATACAATCTGCCTGAAGATGATGGCATGGACTACATCAACCTTCAGTTATCACAAGGCTTGCCTGTGATACGTTGGTAACTCACCTACCCTGCTGACGGACTGAACGGCAACCGATAGCGAGAATCGGGCAGGGTTCTACTTGATTGGTTCTTTGACATGATGGAAATTTTAGGCTTACCGTTAAGCCTGACGTGAAACGGACGACTGAGTAGCGATAACGGCTGTGTGAAAAGAGTATGAGTAAAGGGCTGCACTAAGCAAACGCAGCATACGAATCACACAGATAACAAAAAGACACTTATACGATTGCAGGTGGCCGTAGGCCGGCTACAAAGACAATCTTCACTGATTAGACACCAGCAAGAACTATATATACCCGTGGCTTACCCAACCTTGGATAAGTAGTAAGGCAACCACCGGAACGCCCACGGGAACGAATTTTAAAACACACGGTTATGAAAATACTACTTGCTTTATGTGCATTGTCCGTACTGGTGATGCACTTCAATCAGGATTTGAATCCGGTCTACTGGATTGGGCTTTCAGGGTTTGTGATAACTGGCTTTTGGGCCGCTTATAAAATGGACAAAGATGGACGAACTTCAAAAAATAATAAAGAGCATCTGCGATGAATTTGCGGACATCAGTGCCATTCTGGCGGCACGCTCAAGGGAACTGGACAGACGGGAGCTGTTCGACAAGGAGATAGAAACCGAAATCAATAACATTAAAAAGAATAGACATGAAAACAAATGAGGAATTACAGGGTATGACGCATGATGAACTCGTGGCATACACACAGAATCTGCAACGCGAATCAGAGGAATACAAAAAATCAATGCTGTATTATTCGGAAGAAAAGAAAAAGATTGAATCGAAGTTTGACAACTTCAAGAACATGGTCAAATCGTTAGTTGTCTTAGTCGATTAGTTTTTATGGGTTATAGAAAATGGGTAGATGCCGGGCTATGAAAGTCCGGCATTTTCATTGGCAGATAGTTCAGGCGGTAGAACACCATGTAAGGGTTAGCATGGAAGTCACGGGTTCAAGTCCCGTTCTGCCAGCAAACAATCAAATACTTAAACTATGGTTAGAGAAATTACAGTAGACGAAAACTACCAGACAGTACGTCTTTTTGACGAAATGAAGAAAGGGGACATCTACAAGGTTCCCTATGACAAGAAACGGCATACCGGAATAAAGCTGGAAGCATCACGCCGCAATCGTGACCTCCGCTTGATCGGGACACTTAAAAACAAAATGGACGTGAAATACCGGGTATCGGCCACAGAGTATCCGGGCTTCTCGGCAATTATCTGCTTAAAATAAACGCTTATGGTAAACGAAGAAGTTCTAAAGATAGTCCTCAATGACAAGACTTTTGGGCGTGACACTGCTGCCGACATTGTAGGCGGTTTGGCCAGATTGAAAGAATTGGTAGGAAAAGGTCTTATCAGGGCTGAAAAGACAACGAACAAGCAAAACGGAAAGTGGTTCTGCAATGCCTATGATGTGATTAAATACGCACAGTTGAAATATTGAAATACACGATTATGGAAGGACAACTTATTTATGGAAAGATGGCCAGCATTCTCAGAGAGACGAAGGCCATTACAAAATCCGAAAAGAACCAGCAGCAGGGCTTCAAGTTCAGGGGAATCGACAACGTGATGAATGAACTTCACGAACTGTTTGCCAAGAACGAAGTGTTCATCCTGCAAGAAGTACAGGGATTCACAACGGAAAACAGACCTACTAAATCCGGTGGCACCAATACATTTACAAGAGCGACGGTCAAGTTCAGGTATATAACTACAGACGGCAGTTGTGTCGAGACCGTGAATGTTGGTGAAGCGATGGATTCAGGGGACAAAGGTATGAATAAGGCAATGAGTGTCGCATTGAAATATTCCCTTTTGCAGATGTTTCTGATACCTACCGAAGACCCGAAAGACCCGGATGCCACAATACCTGAAGAAACGGACTATTTAGCGATGGCGATGCAGGAAATCAATTCCTCGCAGAGTATACAGACCTTATCCGGTGTATACAATACATATACCGCATTACATACGAACCAGCAGTTCATGACTGCCTTGTCGAACAAAAAGAAACAGTTGAAAGATGCAGCTAACTAAATCCAGAGTAATATTCGACCCGGAAGCGCACACCTACACCTTGGACGGTGTGCAGCTTCGTGGAATTACGGGGATGATTGAAAGCCAGTTGTTCCCGGATAAGTATTCCGGAATACCGGATTATGTGATGAAGAAGGCGGCAGACAGAGGACATTTCGTCCATGAAGTCTGTGAGCTTGTGGATGACCTCGGAGTTTCGCATGAAAGCGAAGAGGCGAAGAACTATCAGAACCTGAAGGAAATCTATGGACTAAATTATGAGGTAAGCGAATATCTTGTATCTGACAACGAGCATTTCGCATCCTGTATAGACAAGGTTTACCGGGAAAATGAAACGGATTTCTCGTTGGCCGATATAAAGACTACCTATAGGTTGGATAAGGAATATGTACGATGGCAACTGTCTATTTACGCATATCTGTTTGAAATGCAGAATCCCGGATGTAGGGTAGTAAGGTTGTTCGCTATCTGGCTGAGGGGGAACATTTCCGAACTTGTCGAGGTGGAACGTATTCCAGATGCAGTGGTTGCTTCTCTTATGGCGGCAGAGGTCGGCGGCATACAGTTCGTCAATCCGTATGTCGTACCATCGAGTAAAGAGGATCTTCCGGACAAATACCGTGAAATGGAGGATTCCATCATTGAGATAACCGAGCAGGCGAAATACTGGGCTGAACGGAAGAAGGAACTTACGGATGGTGTGATGAAGGAAATGGTCAAGGCAGGTGTCTATTCGTGGAAAGGTGAATCAATATCATTCATCAGAAAGAAGGATTCAATCAGAAAGACTTTCGACCGTGAGTCCTTTGAAAAGGATTATCCGGGTGTCTACGAAAGATACCTTGTCGATACACCTGTTAGTGGAAGTATAACATTAAAAGTATCATAAATGAGTAATCAGATAACCGGTCGGCTGATTGAAATAGGTCAGACCGTCCAGATACCTTCAAAGAACGGCGGAAATCCGTTTGTGAAACGTGAATTTATTCTTGATGCCACAACCTATGACCCCTATACAGGTGAACGAAGCCAGTACGAGAACATTCTACCTCTTGAAGTAAGTGGTGACAAATGTGCCGAACTTGACCAGTTCAGAACCGGTGACGTAATAACGGTTTCCTTTTCCCTTCAAGGTCGGGAATGGACAAATCAGGACGGACAACTAAAACGTATGGTGTCTATCCGTTGCTATAAACTGGAAGGCCGTCAGCCAATGCACCAGCCAGCATCCGTGCCAGCACAGCAACCGGCACCGTCACAAACGCCAACCATGGCACAGGCGTTCCCACCTGATGTAAATGCGAACGGAAATCCCAAAGACGACTTACCGTTCTAGCCTATGAGCATATTCAATCTGAAGAATGAATACGATATACCCAAGTTCAAGGCTTATGTAAACAAGCTGTTCCAGGAGCGTGCAGTTGTGGAAGTGAGAAAGAAGCTCCCTAACCGCACGCTATCCCAGAACAGCTATTTGCATCTGCTTTTAGGGTATTTCGGCAGTGAGTACGGTTGCAGCCTTGATGAAGCAAAGATAGACTTCTACAAAAGGACTTGCAACCGTGATTTGTTTGAGAGAAAGACGGTCAACAAGAAAGGCAAGGAAGTAACCTATCTGCGAAGTTCTGCAGAACTGACAACAGGTGAAATGACTTTGAGCATTGACCGCTTTCGTAACTGGAGCGCATCTGTGGCCGGCATCTACTTACCAAGTAGTTCTGAACGTGATTTTTTAATCCATATCCAACAGGCAATAGAAAATAATAAAGAATTTTTATAAAACTATTCTTATGGAAGAAGTTTGGAAGGATATTATAGGGTATGAAGAATATTACCAAGTATCCAATAAAGGCAATGTCAGGTCAAAAGACAGATGGTATGATGCTCCTTATCTAAAAAATAAACAAGTTATTTTCAGAAAAGGAGTTAGTATCAAACCAAGACCTAATAAGTATGGCTATTTAACAGTTTGTTTAAAAAAGAACAGTAAAGGGAAAACAATTCCTATTCACAAGCTTGTTGCAGCCGCCTTTATTGAAAATGTATTAAGAAAGACGTGTATAGACCATATAAATGGAAATAGAACGGATAATAGAGTTGAAAATCTAAGATGGGTAACAATAAAGGAAAATCAAAATAACCCGATTACTAAAAAGAGATTGAGTGAATGCAAAATAGGAGCAAAACATCATTTTTATGGAAAACATCTATCAAAAGAGCATTCTCAAAAAATAGGTAATGCCAATAAAAATGGTAAATGCTCTATACCTGTCGTACAGTTGGATTTAGACGGCAATTTTGTTAATGAATATCCCTCAACAAATGAAGCAGAAAGGCAGACTGGTATTCATCATGGTGGCATATGGCGTGCTGTAAAAAAGCATTCAACAGCTGGAGGATATAGATGGATATATAAACGAGATTATAAACCGTAAGATATGCTGCCAACGAACAGCAGATGCTAATTTTTGCACAACAAGAAATCGAACGTAATAAAGAGTTTATCTAAAATTTTGAGATTATGAAAAAAAGAAAATTTCCCCAAGATGTAGCAAGATTCTTTAATCCAGAGAAGTCAATTAATCCTAATTCAAGCGGCATTCATCAAAGAGAGAAGGCCTTACAAAGAAGTTTCATCCCTGTTTATAATGGTATGGGTACCGCTAAAAAGATTTATAATAGGTTCAGTGTAAAAAGTTATAGATAATTATGGACAAATTTTTAGGACAAGACATTCCTGAGCAGGAACGATGGCAGTTCCTTCAGGACAACGCCGATGCAGTGGAGAAAATCGGCTACACCCACAGATTCACCCCCGAAGAACTGGCTCAGAAGAAAGAAACATTGGCTGAGGTATCTATCACCATCAACGATGTCGAGATGGAGAAGAAAGAGGCTATGGAGAGTTTCAAAGAACGCCTAAAGCCTTTGAATGAAGAAAAACAGGAACTTTTGGACCACATCAAAAGAGGTTCGGAGTTCGTCGAGAATGAAGAATGTGCAAAATTCCTATACCATAAAGAAAAGATGGTAGGATTCTACAACAAGTTAGGTGAACTGGTTTATAGCCGCCCAATCATGCCACAAGAAATGCAGAAGACAGTATTTAGTATTAACCGTAAAACTGGAACAGAATCATGAGTGAAAACAAAATCAATTTGGTAGTACCGAAAGAGTACAATGGTACCCCCATCGAAGTAGTATTGAGAGAAGGTAAAGCATCCGTAGCCCTTGACCCGAAAGAACCGGAGAGAGTAGTTATCAATGGAACGATAGAAGCACCCTTCAGATGGCTGGAAAAGCGTGTCGAACTGATTAATCAGAAATCGGCCAATATCATTGTGAACCGTGATAAGATGTGTCTGGCTTTGACTATTGATGAAACCAATTATTACCAGACAGTAATTAGTGGAGTTTTACAGGCTTCAAAGGAAATGCAGGAGTTCGGTATCAATGCGGAAAGGAAATGGGAACCTATTAAGTTATCCCAGTTCTTCAAGATGCACCGTGCTTTCTTCAAAGACAAATCACAGAACATGATGCTGGTTTCTACTTTGAAGAATTTCAAGGCGAAAGTAAACCAGGATATAGAACGTAGTAAAGAGGAAAACGGAAACAAGACGGATAACTATTCTCAAGTGGTTGATTCCAATCTGCCAAAATCGTTCAAACTGAATATCCCTCTTTTCAAAGGTTTTGCCTGTGAAGAAATCGAAGTTGAAATCTACGCCGATGTGGACGGACGGGAAGTTTCCCTTTCTTTGGTTTCTGCCGGTGCGAATGAGGCCATTGAAGAATACAAGAATAAGGTGATTGACAAACAGGTTGAAGCAATCAAAGGTGTTGCACCTGACATCGTAATCATTGAGGTGTAACAATGAGAAAGCAAATTTATTTAATTCTGTTTCTGGTAGTCGGAGTATCTATCGGAAACAGAATATTCAATCACCTCAACGCTTGGCTGGGCGTGGTAATAATATCAGCCACAGTGATTTATTTCGTTTATAAACTAATTAAAAATTTGAAGAATGAAAAGATTGATTAATCTAATGTTGGTCTGTATGACCTTAGTGGTATTTGCTTCATGCGAAAGAGTAGCCCCTAATTATGCCGGTGTTCTAATGGAGAACTATGGGAAGCAAGGAAAAGAGGATTTTAAGGTAGTGTCCGGTAAAGTTTCCACTTGGGAATGGGGCACTGAATTGTTTCAAGTTCCATTGTTTGACCAAAGAGGGGAATTTGCTGAACCTGTCACATTGAAGGCTGCTGATAACACTGAATTTAACGCACGTCCTACTTATTCTTATAAAGTTATCAAGAATAGAGCTATAGATGTTGTATTCGATAACAAACATATAGATAAAGCTGATACAGAATCAGGAAAAGACGGGTTTATGCAAAGCCTTGAAGATAATATACTTGAACCTCGTATTTATGATTTAATCAAAGAAGAAAGCCGTAAGCACAAGACAGACAGTTTAATGGCTGACGGTGGTTCTCTTCTTTTTGAAAAGCGGTTGGAGCAGATTGTGGATAAAGAATTTGAGAAAAGAGGGCTTCAATTGCTGACTTTTTCTGCACAGCTTGAATTTTCAAAGGCTGTGCGTGAGAAGATTGATAGTCGTAATGAGGTGAATACCAATATATCTGTATTAGACCAGCAGATTGCAGAGCAGAAGAAACGCAACGAATTGGAGCAATTAAAAACAGAACAGGCTATCATTCAATCACGTGGGTTGACTAAAGAAATACTCTATAAGCAATTCATAGATAAATGGGATGGCCGTACACCACTTTATGGAATTGCCCCTGAGTTTTTAAAAATAACGAAATAGCATGAATAAACGCCCGGAAAGACGGGCATACGGGCGCAAGCACAGGACGTGCTTTAGTATGGAGTAATTGCGCAATATCTCCATACACTTGTCCCATTGAATTAGCTAATATATGAGCAAGTAAAACCGTGATGGTTGGGCGGGTTCGATTCCCGTTGCGTCCACAACCAATAATGGAATTATTATGAAAGAAGAACGGAAATTAACATTTGGGAAATACAAAGGACAAGAGATAAAGTATATCATACTTACTCATATTGGTTATATCATGTGGTGCTTTGAGAATATCAACTGGTTTAAGCTGACAGATCAAGAACAGGCTTTATATGATGCGATAGCCATAATGATTAAGAAGGAACGCTTGCCAATGACTTTTCCGGTTGAAATGATGTATAAGCATATAAAAGACAGAGAGTCATATGAAAAGTTAAATACTCCATTTACATTCAATTATGGATATATATCTTTAAGAATGTCTGAAAAGGATAATCCAATATTCAACAGTATTGAAAAATACATTACACACAAAATACGCAGAAATAGTACGAAAGAATGTTCGTCATTCGAAAGTCTTTCAGGAGATTTGACTGGTCTTTCACATAGCATGAATAAAGAAATAGAAAAAGCTCGGCTTAATGGTGAGAGTGATGAAGAAATATATGGTTATTGGGGTAGTATGAATGATTATAAGGCTTTATAAATATGTATTACATCAAGAAACCTAAAAAGAAGAAAGAAAAGCCTTTGCCGTTATTCGATAAGGCAGGTATCAAGATTAAAAAGAAGCCGGATTTAGTGGCCAAACTCGACAAAGTTTTCAGCCGCTATATCCGGCTTCGTGATTGTATGCCGAACGGGTATTTCCGTTGTATCTCATGCGCCCAGATAAAGCCATACGAACAGGCAGATTGCGGACACTTCCATTCGCGCCGCCACATGGCTACACGCTTTGACGAGGACAATGCCCACGCAGAGTGCCGGGCGTGCAACCGTTTCAGCGCAGACCATCTGATACATTACGAGAAAAACTTGAAATCAAAAATCGGTCAGCAACGCTTCGACAAGCTGGCATGGAGAGCAAGCCAGGCGAAGAAATGGACTGATTTTGAATTAATAGAACTCACCAAGTATTACAAGGCTTTGGGAGACAAACTGAGTAAGGAGAAAGGATTATGAGTTATGTTTTACGGGATTACCAGCAGAAGGCCAGTAATGCTGCAGTCAGCTTCTTTGCTAACAGGGCCAAGAAGAACAATGCCATCATGGTACTGCCTACCGGAGCCGGCAAGAGTCTTGTGATAGCCGACATCGCCAGCCGTCTTGAAGGGCACACGCTAGTATTTCAGCCCAGTAAGGAGATACTAGAACAGAACTATCTGAAGCTCTGTTCGTATGGTGTTCTGGATTGTTCCATCTACTCTGCCTCATTCGGACGAAAGGAGATTTCAAGAATAACTTTCGCCACTATCGGAAGCGTAGTCAACCATCCGGAACTTTTCCAGCATTTTCAGAATATCATTATCGACGAGTGCCATCTGGTTAATCCGAAAGACGGAATGTACAAGAGATTTCTTTCGATGCTGAAATGTAAAGTCCTTGGATTGACGGCTACGCCCTACCGTCTTTCATCAAGCAGGGATTTCGGCAGCATGTTGAAGTTCATCACACGCACACGCCCGTGCGTGTTCTCTGAGGTAATCTATCAGGTTCAAATCTCTACTCTATTGGATATGGGGTATCTTTCGAAGCTGAACTATTATCCGATGAATCCTTTGGGATGGAACGAACTTAACCTGAAGGTGAACACTACCGGAGCCGACTACACGGACAAGTCTGTAGTAAAAGAGTATGAGCGTATCGACTTCTACGGGTTTCTGGTGAGCATCGTCCAAAGGCTTATGAATCCCAAGAGCGGTGTAAAACGAAAAGGTATATTGGTTTTCACCCGTTTTTTGAAGGAAGCTGAACGCCTTACCTGGTCCATTCCCGGAACAGCCATCGTTTCAGGAGAAACACCGAAAAAAGAACGCGAACATATCCTTGAAGCGTTCAAGGCCGGAGAGATACCCGTTGTGGCCAACGTAGGTGTACTTACTACCGGATTTGACTATCCTGAACTGGATACGATTGTCATGGCCCGTCCGACAATGTCACTGGCTCTTTGGTATCAGATAGTCGGTCGTGCCATCCGTCCGCATCCTAACAAGGAGGCTGGCTGGATCGTTGACCTTTGCGGGAATCTGAAACGATTTGGCGAAGTCAAGGATTTACGCCTGGTGGATAGCGGAAACGGTAAATGGGCCGTGTACTCCAATAGCAGACAGTTGACTAACGTAAGATTCTGAAACTATGGAAGAAGGATTTTTGAGGCTAAGCCGCAGGTTTTTCTCGAATGAAATGTGGAAAGTAGCCCGTGAGTTTTCGGAATGCGAAGCGTGGCTTGACTTGATTCAGTCAGCACGATTTGATGCAACCGGCGAGGCGTACAGCGAACTCATCGGAGGTCGGGAAATCTCTTATTCAAGAGGTCAATATCCAGCATCCATATCGTTTCTGATGAAGCGTTGGAAATGGTCTGAGAAGAAGGTCAGATATTTCCTGTCCAAACTGAAGAAGAAGGGGATGATTACAACCTGTAACCAACAGGGCATGACTGTCATAACCTTATGCAATTACGATGACTACAATCCTATCAAGGACAAGCCAAAGGACAAAGATAAGGGCATAGACAACAATAAAGAAATCAGCGATTTAAAGGTGTCTATGGGCGAACTAAGGGCAGAGCTAAGGGCAATGTCGCAAAAAATGGCCGAAAAAATTGAAGATTTGGGGCAAGGTAAGGGCAATAAGAAAAAGAAAGATAAAGAAACTGTTAATGATAATATTCCCCCCACACCCCCCAAGGGGGAGGGTATTAATTATAAAGCCCGTTCCCTTTTTGAAACCTATTACAGACAGTTGTTCGGAAGTGATTATTACTGGACGGCCAAGGATGCAGGAGCAATGTCCCAGCTGCTTCAAAAACTGAAGTTCCAACGGGAACAGAAGCAGATGGATGTCGCCGATGAATCAATCCTGTATGCACTTCAATATTTGCTTTTATCCATAAAAGAAGGTTGGATATTCGAGAATTTTAGCGTGACAAACATCAACTCAAAATTTAATGAGATAGTTTCTCAGGCCAAGAAAAAAGCTCTTTCAAAAACAGATGTAGGTATAGTTCTGAAGGATAATTCACCGGAAAAATACAAGAAAGGCTGGTAAACATGGAACAGATAAATTTTCAACAGACAATCGAACGGCTCAAAGATACGGGCTTCTCCCCTATTCCTAACGTCGTACAGGTAACCGTTCCGGATGCCAAAAGAGTTCTCTGGGCCGGTATCAGGTACTTCACTGGAGAAAATGCCAGATGGCTTCCTGAGTACGAAGAAGTGGCAGGCTGGCTGGCCGGCAATGAAAGTCGCGGACTTCTGTGTTTCGGCAACTGCGGACGCGGAAAGACCCTTATCTGCGGAAAGATTCTCCCTTTGGTTCTTAACCATTACTGCCGCAAGGTGGTAAGCTGCTACGATGCACAGCAGATGAACGCTGATTTGGACGCCGTGAAGCAAAAACACATCATCTACGTTGACGATATAGGGACAGAGAATCTTAGCGTCAAATACGGCGAAAAAAGGCTTGCATTCGCTGAACTGGCAGACGAAGCAGAGAAGAAAGGAAAGCTTCTTATCCTGACCACCAACCTCACGATAGACGAACTGAGAGAGAAATATGGGGAAAGAACTATTGACCGGCTGAGGGCGATAACAAAAACCGTCCTCTTCAGCGGTGAAAGCCTGAGAAAATGATATGAAAATCACAATCAACTGGGTAACTCGTGACTGGAACCTGATCAGGAGGTTACGTGAGAAATACCATCTCCCACAATACATGAACGTGAACGGACTCACAGAAGCAGAGGTTGACGAAGAGACATTAAGCAATCTCCGCAAGGGTGAGCCAAAGTATTTAATCATCAGAAAAGTAGAGAAATGACAAGACAAGAATCAGAAAGAAAGCTCAATGAACTGAGAAAGAAGTATATCGCCTTGATTTCATCCATGAACTTTGCCAAAGCACAGAAAATCAAGAACAAGATTGACTCCCTTGAAAGAGAGCTGGAACCGCATTCCTTGGGAGAACTTCTTCAGGACTATACCCCGGAGTTCAAGGTAGAAATGCTTCGCAAGATGCACAAGCTGTTCATCTATTCAGACTTACTTGAGGGTGCGGCACTGGAGTTCCAGTCTGAACTTGAATCAAACGGAATAGATGCTCAGGTAGTTTTTCAGGTGAAACGCGTACTGAAAGAACTGAGAAGCATAGTACGAATACCGGATGAAGAGAAAAACGCTTCATTGTCTGACAACTTTGCCGGGATGTGTGATGAAGCCGGACTTGTAGTGAGTAACATAATCAACAAATATCTTGCAAAATGATAACGGAAAATGACCCAATGCTTCCACGTAAAGTGGATTTGGAGAAGAACCCTTCTGGAACCGAACTGAAAATCGCCCAGCAGCGTGAACGTGAAAAGCATGGAAGATATGTTTCGGTTCCTGGAGACAAAACGTATACACGTATTTTCGTGCGTGATGGTGAGGATGCGGAAAAGAAGATAGCCACATACTTAGAAAGAATCAACAACCGGCCTCAAAAATGGAACTGATATGGAAGACGTAAATAAAAAAATATTTATAGAATACGTATCCCACTTGTATAGTACCGATAAAAGCTATGAAGTTATTGGTAAAAGCATTAAAGCTGTAAAGTTATTCCTTGAAAGTGATTATCAGGTGAACCGTAAAGGATACAAGGCTTATATCAGAGAAAATGCAGTTGAATTATCTGATAAGCCATACATTAAAGATGCTCTATGTGGGTTCCTTAATTTTCTTGGTATTGGATATTCACGCACACGAAAGGAGAAATCAGTTAAACCTCTGGAGAAGCTAAGCGATGTTTCTGAAAAGAACATGAAACTGATGAATGAATTTGTGTATTACCTTACGCAGGATGAAGATTACTCTCCACACACTCTTGAAATATATTCATTTTCAATTAAGAAATATTTCGAATACGCCAACGAGGTATCAGTTGACAATTACAAGCGTTTTGTACGGATGCTGGAGGATGAGGGATTGTCTCCCAGAACAATACGCCTACGAATTACCGCACTTGAACGTTTCAGCAAATGGATGAAAAAGCCAATAGAGTTGAAGCGCCCGAAGTTCAAGAAGGAGTTGAATACGGAGAATGTTCCGACAGAAGCCGAATACAACCGGCTGCTTGAGTATTTGAAAACTTGTCCTAACAGGGACAGGTACTTCTTCATCAAGATACTGGCTACAACCGGGGCGAGGGTAAGCGAGTTCTTCCAATTCAAATGGGAGGACATCCTTTCCGGTGAAGTCACTCTAAAGGGAAAGGGAAACAAGTACCGGAGATTCTTTTTCAGCAGGCAGTTACAGGCGGAAGTAAAAGCATACGTAAAGGAGAGTCACAAGACTGGATATGTCGCAGTAGGTAAGTGCGGAAGGTTGACACAGAGAAGCTTGTGCCAATCAATGAAAGACTGGGGCGATAAGTGCGGAATAGATAGAAGCAAGATGCATCCTCATGCTTTTCGGCATTTCTTCGCTAAAATGTATCTGAAAAAGAACAATGACGTGGTACAGTTGGCAGACCTTTTAGGACACGGAAGTATTGATACGACAAGAATTTATTTACAGAAAAGTTATGACGAACAAAAAAAAGAATTTAATCGAAGCGTTGTATGGTAGCTTCATGTTCATGGATAACCTTCCGGAATTGATAGACCGGGAAAACATTTACGATGAGACCGGACATGTGGATTTGGAGTTTATGACTGCAATCCTGCAATGGATGTCAAGGATGGCAGAAATAAGTGTGAAAGTACAGAAGTCGTTGAACCGTCTGTTGGGGTGTGACGAACTGGAGCAGAACAACAAGCGCAATAAGGATGATTCTGGAAGTAAATGGAGTGTTGAGGATATTCTTAAACATTGTACGCTTGAAAATAATGTGATGAAACTTCCTCAAGTACAATTTAATAAGAAATCATACGCAGAAGCTAAAAAATGGATTGAAGAAGCCGGAGGTAGCTGGATGGGTGGCAAGGTGCAAGGATTTACATTTCCATTTAATGCAGAACGAGTATTCAATATTCTTCATGAAGGTAAGCGGTGCAATTTACAGCAGGACTTCCAGTTTTTTGCAACACCTCCAGAAGTAGCCGACTGGCTGGTTATGTTGGCCGGTGGTGTGCACGATGATGAAAAGGTTCTGGAACCCAGTGCTGGTACTGGTGCTATCATAGATGCGATTCATCGAAGCTGTCCGGACGTAATTGTAGATTGCTATGAACTTATGCCTGAGAATAAAGAAATTCTATCGAAAAAGGATAATATACGTATTCTTGGAGATGACTTCACGAAGTGTGATATTGCACAGTATGATAAGATTATAGCAAATCCACCATTCAGTAAAAATCAGGACATTCGGCATGTAAGGCGTATGTATGAGTGTTTAAATCCCGGCGGTGTCCTGGCTGCAATAACTGGTCCTCACTGGGAATTTGGAAGTGAATCTGAGTGTAAGGATTTTAGACAATGGCTGGAGGATAATGGAGGGAAGAAATTCGAGATTGAAGAAGGCACTTTCAAGGAAAGCGGAACTGGAACTAAAACTATAGCAATAGTAATTAATAAGTGAGATGGGAAAGTTAAAAGTGTATTATGGATGGGCAAAGATAGGTAAGATTCGCAAGAAACGTGCAATATCTGTCATATTCGAGAATGAATGGCATGGTTGCAGGAGCGACCGAGGACAAAGGATTTTGAGAGCAGCCCAGGAAACAGTAATAGAGCGATACCAGGATGCGGAAGAAGAGAAAGCTGCAAAGGATTGTAGCCGGATATTTACTGAATACAGCTTGTTCTTTGACGAAAAGCCAATAAACGGAAGCCTTAACAAGATACTCCAAATGAACAGTGAGGCTGATAAGAAACATGTATCTAAAGAAATGCGTGATAAGATTGCTGAAGCCTTACGGAAAGCTTTTATGCAGACGAATCGCAAATACAGAGAACCAGGTTGGCAACAACTTGAATTGAGCTTTGAATGATATGGGAAAGCAAGAAAGTTTGAGTGATTATTATCAGTTCGCAAAGGATTTGGCCAAAGCTGAAAAGGAGCTGAAAATCGAGAATTGGGTGCAAATCAGCATCTGCTACGGTTACGGCCATCAATCTGTCACCCTATACACCTACGACCTTCCTCGTGAAGTGTACGAAAGAAGGATGTGGGTAATCAGATGGAGGGTGGCCAGACTGCAATGCCAGTATCCGAGGAATGATGTGTACACTTCTTTTTACTACTACGACAAGCGTTCAGGAGAGTCGCTTGAGGTGAGTTCCTGCCTATCTAAACTGATTTCTGCAAAAGCCCAGATAACAAAAGCAGAACGCAGGATGAATGAATACATAGAACACAACCGTAAGAACAATCTGTTCTTTGACGAGAACACGGATGAGGAGCTGGTTAAGTTTAGAGAGAAACTGGAGCGCAAGAAAATCGAGTGTGCTGAGTGTGAGAAACGATTAGAATTATTAGTTGAAAGAAGGAGAAATAATCAATGAAAGAAACTCAACTGTCTTTAAACTTGGATTATGGAATTAGTAAAGAACAGGCTTGCATCCTTTGTCATTTATCCTCTGAGTGCGCAGGATGCTGTGTGAAATGCAAGGCTGAGAATAAAAGCGGAACTTGTCAAGGGCAGAATTGTTCAATTCCATCCAGAGACCATGACGGACAAAGGTGGAACGCATGGATGCACATTGTTTCTACTTCGCTTCCTGAACTCAAACGATTTATACCAGTGAAATACAGAAAACATTTAAAAACAAAAAAGTGATATGGCAAACATTGTAAAATTGACCGGATGCAAGGAGGTTTCGCATGATATATATGCTTACTTCACTTGTGATGCTGAAAAAGCATTGAAGGCTTTGGAACTTGAGATACCGTGTACTGGAGCAAATAGCACTGGAGCATACAACATTTACTTTAATGATGTGGGAGAAATTATCTGTGAGTACATGACGTTCTGCGTTACACGTGAGTTTAAGAAGGTTTCATCCATACAGGATGCTGTTGAATGGATGGATAAGAAAATGAATGGAAATGAGTAAAACAAAACTATATTACCTGTTCCTGGCAGTCATGTGGTGGCTGCTGGGATAGGTGGAAAGGAGGAGCTATGAAACAAGTAAAAGTGAAAATTGAAACAACTGTTGAAACCATGTTAGGCGATAAGCCTGTTAATGAAGTTCTTGGTGATATTGCAGATATATGTCACACATCATTGGAATACTCAACATCAAAAAATGAAGGGTGTGAGACACTCTATGAGGACCAAGAATATGAAGATTACAGAAATGACATGGAGGACAGGGTGTCTGTTCTTGAAGGAGCACTTTTTCGCATATTGGATTTACTGGAGGATTAAAAAAAGACTGCCCTAGAATTAGAGCAGTCTTTAAGTGTGGGCAGATAGGGAATCGAACCCCTTGTAGCGCTATTAAATTTCAGGTCATGAAGTTCCAGCTCATTTCATTCAAAGTCGAGTACTGCCCAGCGTGCTACAAACCCACCTCTTTAAAAGTTTTCCAAAACTATCCATATCGTTTAAGTTTTTTATGAAATTATACGCGCTAATCTCAGCCATTGCAAACTGGAAAAAGGTAGGCAATGAGCAACCAAAAGAATGGACTGAAATCAAGCATAGCCCTACGTTTAACCTTGATTATAGCGCAAATATAATGTTTGAATTTAAAAATAACAAAAAATGAAAGCAATATCCATCAAACAGCCGTGGGCGAGCCTAATCGCTCACGGTATCAAAGACATCGAGAACCGGACTTGGAAGTGTCCTCAGAAGTACATTGGACAAAGAGTGCTAATACATGCAAGTAACAGTAAGGGAGTAGGTTGGATAATGAACAGTGAGCAAAGAGTACAAATTCTAGTTCATCCTTCAGAATTAGCAGGTGTAGACTGCAACAAGTTACCTCGTGGTGTCATTATCGGCAGCGTGGTAATAGCTGACTGCGTACAGAACCATCCTTCAGTCTGGGCTGAGAAAGGTTGCTGGAACTGGGTGCTGAAAGATGCAGTACTATTTGATAAGCCGATTCAAAATGTGAAAGGAAAACTTGGTTTTGGGGAGTATAAAATAAAAGTTCCAGTTTCCTTTATATCAAACAAGGAAATCTATGACTATTTGATGATATAATCAAATGCTCTGTCTAAACATTTATTTATATCATCTTCTGTTAATATTAAATGAAATCCACTATGGTCATGCCCAGGTTTTATTTGAATTTTATTGATAGTATCGCTTGAAGGAATTCTAATAATATATGATATATCATGAAATGTAAAGGAATTAGCTGAAACATCTGGACGGATATATAAAAACACATTTATACAGTTTAATAAATCCGATTTTGACAAGCTTAAAATATATCTCCTGATATCTGTATTTGAGTAACCTAATAGTTTAAACATTGCAATAGTATAAGTTAGAGGAGACTTTGTATTAAATTCCGTAGTGCCTGATTTGTAAATATCTTCTTGAATATATAAATCTATTCCGTTTAAAATCGTATTTACATCTCTTACTGACAATGAATCAAATTTGTTGTTAATTTGTTTTGAAATATGCCTGATAGATTCTTTTGTTATGCAACATTTTTCAGATATAACTTTATATAAATATTCACGTGCTATTTCATCTATAGAATAGAAAAATGGTTGATGGGATGTGAATTTGTTGATATAACCATCATAGTTAGCCTCTTGTCCATAAAAATGCTGGAAAATACTTTTAGTTTTATTATAATCAAATACTGTTATGATATTGTTAAATCCAAATTTATTTGGCAATAATTCTGAATATGTAGTATCTTCTTCTTTTTGAGTACTACTGTTTTGATATTGGTATACTCTGTCAATATGTGCAGAGAAAATATTTAAAATTCTGAATAGATGAGCAGGATCCATACGGTCCAAGTCTTCGATGATTAAAATAACTTTTTTGTTGTTGCTTTTACAGAACCATTGAATATTATCAATTATAATTTGAGTGATTAAATCAATCTCATAAGGACTTCCTATTCTCTTTGAAAAAGATTCTAAAAAGGTTGCTATAATTTGATTCTCATCTTGGCTTTGAATTGCGTCCTTATATTCTTTATATTTTTTAGCCATCTTTTTCGACCAATTTAAAGCATGGTATCCAGCTAAGAAAAGAGATGCTGTTTGTTCTGGAACACCTAGACTTGGTAGTATTTTTAATAGATTACCCAAGAATGAGTCAGAATTCTGCATAATAAAGAATTGGAATATTAGTGAATCAGGGATTTCATAAGATGGCTCTATCATTTTCTTTGAAACCATTTGTATAAGAATATCTCTTTTAATATACTCAAAAACCTCTTTATTATCAGCTATCTGATAATTAACCGGATATATGGTAATAAATTCATAACTATCTCCATATTTCTTTTTGAATTCATTTAAAAAGTATGTTTTCCCGTCTCCAAATTTGGCTGAGAAAACGGTACGTTCGTTAATATCAAGATGGTCTTTGAAAGATTTAAGTTCGTTTTTTATTGGTATAAGTTCCATAACTATAAGTTTGTATCGTTTCAACAAAATTATAAGTAAAATATGAGAATCAACAAATAAAAATAAATAAGTTATAAACACATAATCGTGATTATAATTCTAGACAAATCATAATGGGCTTAAATGGATAAAATTTTCCTTTTTATTTGTTCATTCAAACAAAACTTACGAAGTTTGTAACAAGTGTAAACTATGATAATTTGAACTAATATGGATATTCAAGAAAAAGCAAACTCTTATGCTGATGGGAAAGCAAATGAAGCTATAACAAAGGCCATTGCTCAGGCATATATAGATGGATACAAAGATGGTTATAAGAGCGGTCAAGAAAATGCTCAAATAGGATGTAATGATGCGGAATTTGTTGACCTTGGTTTGTCGAGCGGGACTTTATGGGCATCTGATTATTTGAGAGATGAAAATGGAGAAATCTGTTATTTTACTTATGATGAAGCTTTGCAATATAAAATACCAACAATAGAACAATATAATGAGTTGATATTAGCTTGTTTGAGAAGAGGTTTTAAGGATGATCTTAACCAATACAGTGGAGTGTATTTTCTTGGTGTTAATGGCACTATGATGACTTTTAATAAAACGGGTAAGATTGGTTTTAATGTTATTATGAATCAAGATTCTTCCTATTTTTGGTTGTTAAATGATAATAAGGCTAATTATAAAACGAGTGCATGTCTCACTTCTAGTAGCAACTCAAAAATTGGCGTGTTTTGCGGATTTAAATTACCAGTTAGACTGGTACGGTAATCATTAAAATTTTCCAATCTTACTGACAACCCTTGTCAGTGCTTTGTGAATACCCGGTAACTGCTTTGTGGCGGTGACCGGGTATTTTATTTGAATATAGATACCAATAATGATGCAATGGCTATAATAGTATTAAAAATTAGAAGCCATTTATCGAAATTGGCCCCTTTACGTTGCTCTTCGCGGTATTTTTGTTGAGCAAGGATTTCCTTCTGATGCAACTCACGATATTTCTGTTGGGCGAGGATTTCTGATTTCTGAATTTGAAGAAAGTTGTATTGCTCTTCCATGAGAGCGCGTCTTTTCTTCTCATCCAGAGCCTTCATGTAATCAGAGTTTCCTGAGAATCCAGAGCCTATTTCAAAACCAAAATCATTCTTATAAGAATCAAATTCATTCATATAGATATAATTAAATTATACTATGGGCATACAATATGTGTGCCAGAGAAACGATGTCAAAATGTCATAAATATAGAAATTATAAACTTAAACAAATTGAGAGATAAAGCCTACCAGTGCGCAGTAGCCCACGGATGGCACGAAGAGAACCTGAGTGACGAACATTTCCTCTGCCTGGTCATATCCGAACTTATGGAAGCTGTGGAAGCAGACCGGAAAGGGAAACATGCGAAAGTTGCAATGTTCAAAGAATGGCAAGGGAATAGCGTCCCATTGACCGAAGAAACTAGGAAAAGGAGATTCATGGAATACTTTGAGGCATTTATCAAAGGGACTGTCGAGGAAGAACTTGCCGATGCCTGCATCCGTCTGCTGGATTTGGCTGGATTGAGAGGATATGATTTGGATAGCTTTGACTACGAAGGAAGCGATACGGAAGATTATTCTGATATGACCTTCACGGAGTCCATGTTTAGAATCTGCGTCTATGTCACCGACAACTTCTACAGGGATGAACCATTTATCCTCCTGAATGAGATATTCGCTTTCTGCCGGGATAGAAATATCGACATCTTCTGGCACATCAAGCAGAAAATAAAATACAATGAACTTCGTCCGTACAAGCATGGAGATAAAAACTACTGACCATGAAACACGCATTCTACGCCTTAATCATCATACAAGCCCTGTACGAGCTTGTGAAGCTGCTCAAATGTAAATCCATATACCGACATGTAAAAGTCTTTCAGAAGCTGGATAAGACATCAAAAAGATGGTATCTGATGGCGCATCCGTGGCTTCATGTTGCATTATTCATGGATACTATCGGACTTTTATTGCTGGGGATGGGATTGTTTTCAAGCCAGTGGATATGTTTCCTTGTTGTCTTGGCCATGAGTTTCAGTCAGATTCAAAAGCTGGGAGAATGGGCTATATTCTTGGACAGTCTGGTTACGGTCATCATCTACACTTTCGCCATCCTGAATGCATATCACTTGGCATAAAAATAGGGAGCCAGCCCACACGATTAGAAGCCAACTCCCACACACGATTATGATGCAAATATAAGAATTTCCAACTAAATAAATCGTGCTATGACAAAAGAATTTTCATCAATCGTGGAGTTGAAATCAATACGTGAACAGAAATCAAGATTATCAGAACGCGAGCAGGAGTTATCCTCCCCTATCCTGACTGATTTTTCTCTCATCCCGGAGATTTATGAGTGGTTCAGGGAGATACTTTCCGGGGCAGATTGTCCGCCCAATCCGGAAAGTGTTACCCAGCGAAAGAAGTTCCTCTTCATTGTGTTGTTCTTGTTCGCCCCTAGTGTGCTTGCCGGCGGACGGCTGCCGAACGGTATCCGAGCAGAAATTTCCGGCGTGTTCCCGGATGTTTCTCCGTGTGTAATATCGAACAATATCGCCGATGTTTCTTTTATCTATCAGCAGTATAAGGATTTCCGACAGGATATAGAGTATCTTTACAACCAAATTATAGAAAGGTTGAAAAACAAAGGACTAATCAAGTAACCCCGTTCCGAAAGGCTCGGGGTATTTTTATGAAACATTTTACCAATTGTTTGTTCTTGGTTTAAGCAATCTTAGGCTAAAAATCACCATGTTGGTAACTTTGTCTCAAAGAGATAATAACAGCTATCCTCACGGCTGAAAAGTATAAACCCTGCCATCGGTAAGAAGTGAGGAGCTTGCCTTTGGTGGGGTAATTTTTTAATCTAAGATTCACTGAGACATGAAAACAAATCAAGAAATGGTAAGGCAAATGGGGAATTTAGAAGTTATTCAACGCACCGTTGACGGCTATTTCAATGCTACCAGGCTTGTAAAGTTATGGAACGAACGAAACTCCTCAAACAAAGAATTGAAGAAATACTTTGAAAATGAATCAACCAAGGAATTAATCGCTACCATCGTTGAAAAAGAAAATCTAAATGGGCAAAATTCTCCCTATTTAAGTTCACGTGGTAAATGCGGTGGAACCTGGGTTCATCCTGTATTGTTCATTGATTTGGCTATGTGGCTAAATGCGTCATTCAAATATGATGTAATCAAATTCGTTTCTGACCAAATGATTCGTTACCGGAATGATGCTGGGGACGCTTATAGGGAACTCTCTTCTGCCATCATGAAAATCGTTCCCAAAGACTTTATGCCTAAAGCCATGCAGAAGGTCGGTGAAGCCTTGAACTGGGTTATCTTCAACAGTCATGAAAAGATGCTACGTAATAAGCATGGTGAGGAACAAAAACAACGTGAATTGTGGCAGCTTGAAAAGAAGATTGCTGATTTGGTCAATGAAGGTTTCTTGACCGACTATGAAAGCCTTATTGGGTATCTGAGAATTCAATACCAGAAAAGGAACTATCCAAAGGTCTTTGCTAATGCTGGATAAAATATTACAAAAGTAGAAAAGCCGGAGCGTTATGCTTCCGGCTTTACAATCTAATAATTGTATATTATTTCTTCACATACGTAATTGTCTCATCTTCATAAGAAACATATAATTTTCCATTTCTGATGGCATAATCCATTGTCATACTTCCATCATTTTCATGTATAACTGTAATTTTCCCTCCTGACGTGCTCCAGGCAAAATAACTTTTACCGTATTCGTCGATTTTCCCGTAATCCTCTGCCCATTGGCAACCTGTTCCGTCTTCCTTCAATTCTATGCAAAACACTTCCAACTCAGAATTCGTATCTTCCTCCCAAATTCCGACCAACTGTCCGTCGATATTTGGTTCATCATCTTTAGAACATGAAGACAAAATAAACATAGGCAAAATCATTGCCAACATAAATACAACCTTTTTCATAGCTAAAACTTTATTGATTAAACATTCAATTCCAGCAACTTTCTTAAATCCTCAAAAGAGTGAACTTCATAAAGAGTTCCTTTCACTTTAACATAACCGTTTACTTCTGAATCAGGTGTATTTCTCACAAACAGTTCTGCAATATCAACCTCTAAAGCATTCGCGATACGCTCTAAAGTTTCTAATGTTGGATTTCCGTTGATATTTCTTGTTAGGGTATCTCTTGTCACTCCTAACATTTCAGCAAATTGTTGCATTGTCATGCCTTTTTGCTTGATAAGGTCTTTTACTTTTAAATCCATAAATAATAATATTATAATCGTGTATACAAATGTAGTTTTTTCTCATATAACACGATATTATAGTATCGTTAAATAGTATTAAAACGGTAATCAAATGTCGTTTTTGATTTGCAGATACGATATTAAGATGTATCTTTGCAATGTGATAAACGACATGACAATATCGAATTAAACACATACGATTATGAAGACAACAAACAATGTTTACATCAAAGAGATTAAGGCTCAAATCAGAGTTATCAATGAAGCTCTAAAAAGAATACAAGAAGCTGAAAAGGTTCAGGATTCAGCAGTAAATAATAGAGAATACAACAAGGCAAAGGATGAAGCTATTGACGCAAGCTCAGACGTAATGATAGCTTTAGAAGAGGCTGTAAGACTTGCATCAGCTATGGGGTGTGAAACTGGTCTGTATGAGATATACAAATATCACAAGATTGTAGAACTTGATTTCAGAGAGTCACACAAATAAGTTTAACAGGCAGCCTTTCGGGGTTTGCCACAGCATAAGAAAATTATGAGAACAACAAGCTACATAAAAAGCCATAAGGCAAATGAGTTTTATGTGAAGAAGTCAAGAGGCTACTATTTAGTAATAGACGGCTATGACATGAGTATGGCTTCTTTAGAAACCACCGAAGAAGCAGCCAATAAAACGGCTAAAGAACTTAATGAAATGAGAGCTAAAAGATTGAATATAGCATAAGTTTAACCCAGCAGGGCGAAAGCCCTGCATAATCCCCTACACGATTATGAATACATATTACAAATTTTGTCCAAACGTATTTCTTGCTAAATGCGATGCGAAGCATGAAAAAGGTGAAACAATTCTTGTAACCACCAAATACGGCAAAGAGAATGAAAGCATAGTGTTTAATCTGATATTAGAACGTGATGGCTTCTACTATTATTCGATAGTTCGCGCTGATGGATTTAACGTTCAAGAATGGGCGAAGCGAAAGGCAGAACGCCGGCTGGATTGGGCTGCCACTGCAGAACGAAAGAGTGAAGAATACTTCAAAGCGTCAAATAAAGACAGCGATTTTCTCTCATTGGGTGAACCTATTAAAATTGGCCATCATAGCGAAAGACGACACAGAAAAGCCATTGAAGATGCCTGGCATAATATGGGCAAGAGTGTAGAGTTTGACGAGAAAGCCAGAGAGCATGAAAGAATAGCCCAGTATTGGGCAAACAAGGCTGATACTATAAACCTTTCAATGCCTGAAAGCGTGGACTACTATGAACATAAGTTAGCAGCAGCTAAAGAGTACCATGAGGGGCTGAAATCCGGCAAATATCCACGTGAGCACTCATACTCTTTGACGTATGCAAAGAAAGCGGTAAACGAAGCTCAAAAGAATTTCGATCTGGCAAAGAAACTTTGGTTATAAACCCGGTAGCCTTCGGGCTACCACTATTTAAGATGATTATGAGAAGAGAAAAGCTGACAGTTAAAGCATCAGATGTAAAAAGCATAAAGATGAGTGTAAACCCACCAAAGGAAGTCGTAGATGCAGATTACAAAGTGATTCATGACGGTGAAATAAAATGCTGGGTGGGTATAGGTTGGATAACCGAAGGTAAAGCATCAAAAAGTGACTATTATAAGATACCAGAAGTTGTAAACGGATAATTTAAGATGGCTATGAAATCAATAAGCGTAAATGGTTGTAGCGTATGTCAACCTGGTAGTGAGAACTATTGTACCTATACTACCAAATTAAGAGGCAAAAGAATAAAAATGTATCAGTACGATTACAAAACAGATTCAGGTGAGTTGTTTACTTGTTGTGCGCCAACACTGGAAAAGTGTAGGGAGAAACGTGACGCATGGCTAAATAGCAAACATTTGGCTTAATGTTTCGTATGCGTTGAATTGGTATTAAAAATTGTCTTCATAATTAGGTATCTTTGTAATAAAGGTACTATCGCGGGGTGGAGCAGTGGTAGCTTGCTACTTTGACTTGGTAGAGGTCGCGTGTTCGATTCACGTCCCCGCAACTGACATTTAAATTTACACGATTATGAAAGTATTGACATTACAGATTAACAAAGAATGTTTTCAAGACATCCTAAACGGTAAACAAGATGTAGAACACAGATATGTTTACCCCTCAAATGTAAAGAAATATGTTTATTTCAGACATAAAGGGATAGACTATACAAGGCAAGAGGATATACCTGACGATGGCGAAAACATAGAGGTTGTACCAGTTAAATATGATGCCTTGTATCTGATAAACGGCAGGCGCAAAGATGCACCACGTCTAACCGTAGAAGTTAAGTCAGCCGAATATGTAATTTTTACCGATGAAGAAGGCAATGACCTTGTAAGAGTTGAAAACGGTGTAGAATATCTTATAAGCCAAGTATGGTATCATCTTGGCAAAGTGATAAGTACAGAGAATGTTTAACATTAAATGTTTAATTTAAAATTTTAAGCCGAGTCCAAAGAGTAATTAACAGAGTAGCTGGCCCACGTCAGAACATGAACGGTGCAGGCTTGGGCGGTAGATTGGTTGCAAACCGTAGAAATACGGCCAGTGCAACGCAGTTAGGTAATAGAGAGCAAAGACGGTATGACTTGAATGCCGCCTTTGCTGGTGCAGGAGGCAAATAATGAACAAGTATGCACTCTCTATGCAGATAATACGCAGTATCCGAGAAAAGACGGATACTGCTGTATTGTATTATTCTGCTGGTGGTAAAGATGGTATAGCCTTGTTGGATATGCTTGCAGGTGTATTCAATAAGGTTATATGCTATTATATGTACTTGATACCTGACTTAGACCACGTGCAGCCCTATATCAGATGGGCAGAAAATCACTACAAGAATGTTGAAGTACGCCAAATAGAACATTTTCAGCGTGACTATTACATTTCATGTGGTTTCTTTCGTGAGCCTGACAACTCAGTAAAACCGAGAAAAATAGGCGAAATAGAGCAGGCGGTAAGAGAAGAAACAGGTATCAAATACGGCTTCAGTGGTATGAAGGGTGTAGATGGTTATATGAAGCGGATGCGCTTAAAGAAGTTTGCGAAGTCCGGTTATATAACAGACAAAGGTATGGTTTATCCTCTCGCATTGTGGACGAATAAGGAAGTGCTTCAGTATATTAGGCAAAGAGGGTTAATACAGCCTTTTATCTATGATTCAAATGCCATAAGTCAAGGTTTTACCATTGACTTAACCACAATGCTATTAATGCGTAGTAAATATCCCAATGATTATAAACGTATTTTGGAAGAGTTCCCATATTCTGAGAAATTAATATTCGATTATGAAAGAGAACAAAATAACTCAACCGGAAAGTAGAGAAATACGTAGAAGCGATATAAACTTCGCTGACTACAATCCTCGCAAAATAACACAGGAAGCAAGAAAGAGCCTGAAAGCAAACCTAAAGCGTGTAGGATTACTTGGTGGAATTGTATGGAATGAGGTTACTGGCAACCTTGTTTCTGGTCATCAACGTATTTCAGTTATAGATGAAGTGAATAAATATAATCCCGACACAAAGGACAATGATTATTTGATTCGCGTTGAAGTAGTTCACATGGACGAAAAGACTGAAAAAGAGCAGAACATCTTTATGAACAATAGAAGTGTACAGGGCGAATTTGATTCAGATATGCTAAAAGATATGCTTGATGGTATTGATTATAGCCTTGCCGGACTGAATGACTTCGATTTGAATATGCTCGGAATTGGTGATTTAGACTTTTCTATTAATGATGATATTTGGAGAAAGGAAGATATATTGGATGATTCATTATCAGCCATAGATGAAGCTACTAAAGATGGTGATGAAAATAAAGGCATTAACCGTTCCAATAATTTTTATGAGGATTCAAAAGAAAATCAAATTGCACGTCACAATGAAGTACAAAAGATAAAAGACAGAATTAGTAATCAAAACAGCTTTGAGAAAGATAACGGAATGCTGAGTTATGTAGTGCTGTCCTTTAATAGCCCAACAGAAAGAGCAAATTTCATGGAGATGTTTGGTTACGGATTTGATGAGCGGTACATTGATGGAAATGAATTTATGAATAGAATAGAATTTGGTGTAGAGTAACCAAAGTAAACAGATACGCGCGCATGGGAAAGAAGCCAGACATATCGAAATTCAGAGAGGTCCTTCATAAAACAGGTGGAAATCTCTCTAAAGTTGCTGCTGTATTCAATGTAACCCGAAAAACCGTGTATGATTGGGCCAGAGCAGACAGCCAGTTCAAAGATGCTATCACCGACGAAAGAGGTTCTCTGGTAGATGAATGCCTTGTATCTGCACGTGTACTTGCGCTTGGTATCCCTGAGAAAGATGAAAATGGGAACTTTATCGGATGGCGTGAACGTCCAGATGGGTATATGATTCGCTATTTACTTTCCACATTAGGAAGAAAAGAAGGTTTTGGAGACCGAGAAGACGAAGACGCAGATATTCCAAAGGATATTAACCACGGAATTTCTATCGACTCATGGATTAAAGACAAACTGAAATGATTGTACCCCAAACGATATATCATCCGCTATATACCGATAGCGAGAAGTTTATCATTCTCATTACCGGTGGCCGTGGATCGGGGAAGTCTTTCAACGCTTCTACCTTCATTGAGCGTCTGACATTCGAAATGACTCCCACAGAGAAGATAGTCCACCAGATTCTTTATACCCGTTACACGATGGTATCTGCCGGGATGTCTATCATTCCGGAGATGATGGAAAAGATAGAACTGGATGGAACAACAAAGTATTTCAAGACCACCAAAACCGATATTGTAAACCGGATGACCGGCAGCCGTATCATGTTCCGGGGTATCAAAACATCTTCCGGGAATCAGACGGCCAAGCTGAAATCAATCCAGGGTATCACCACCTTTGTCTGTGATGAAGCTGAGGAATGGACCAGCGAAGAAGAGTTTGACAAGATCATGCTCTCTATCCGTAAGAAAGGAATCCAGAACCGGATTATCATCATTATGAATCCCTGTGACTCCAATCACTTCATCTACAAGAAGTATATCGAGAATACTCACCGGATGGTGGAGATTGACGGCGTTCAGGTGCAAATTTCCACTCATCCGAATGTTCTACATATTCATACGACTTATTTCGACAATATAGCAAACTTATCTCCTGAGTTTCTGAGAGAGGTTGAAGAAATGAAAGAGAAGAACCCGGAGAAATATGCTCATGTCGTTATCGGCCGATGGGCTGACGTGGCCGAAGGTGCCGTGTTCAAGAAATGGGGCATCGTGGATGAGTTCCCCATGTGGTGCAAGAAGGTGGCTATTGGACAGGACTTTGGTTATACCAATGACCCATCGGCTTCTATTCGATGTGGCATCGTAGACAATGCGCTTTATCTGGATGAAGTGGATTATAGAACTGGATTACTTTCTGGGGATATTATAAAGACGCTACGCCCGTGGAATTTGAGAGTGATTGCCGACAGTGCGGACCCGCGACTCATTCAGGAGATTCATAACGGAGGGATTAAAATATACGCGGTAGAGAAAGGACAAGGTTCTGTCAATGCCGGTATTGACAAGATGCAGGGAATGGAAATATTCATCACCAAGCGTTCTTATAACCTTCAACGGGAGTTCAGAAACTATGTATGGGCAAAGGATAAGGATGGAAACTACATCAACGAACCTGAAGACCATGATAATCATGGCATAGATGCTGCACGCTACTATGTGCTGGGAGAACTTCTCGGTAGAATTATGAAACCCAAAGACGTTTCAGGAATATTTGGACATTAAACTTTGAGATATGACTATAGAAGAAATTTTAGCTATGCCGGAAGTAGAGAGAAAAATCTACTATCTGAAAAAAGGACGAAAGACCGAGCAACCAAACGCTCACGCTCTTTACAACGACTGGAATCCGAACAAGCACGAGATAGTGATAGATGAAGAGAAATACCCGAAAATCAAAATTACGACCCAGCCTGAGAAACGGATTACAGACCCTACAACCGGGAAAGAATATGTTGAGCCGGCGGTAAGGAAAGAAGTTGACCCGAACAGGATTGCTCTTCCTATCGAGCAGGACATCGTGAACATTCAGACTGCCTTCACCGTGGGAACAGAACCGGTCCTTGATTGCCAGCCGGACCAGTCGGAAGAAAGCCTTCTTTCCACATTGAAGCAGGTGTTCAAGAAAAACAAGTTGAAATACCAGAACAAGAAAGTAGTCCGGGCATGGCTGGCCGAGCAGGAAGTGGCCGAATACTGGTATGTGGTGAAGGATGACGGCTTCTGGGCAAAGCTCAAACGAAAGATTTCAGGAATCTTCGGCAAATCAAAACCTGAATACCGTCTGAAGAGTGCCATCTGGTCTCCGTTCCGTGGCGACAAGCTCTACCCTTTCTTCAATGACCAGGGGGATTTGGTGGCCCTGTCCCGTGAATACAAGAAGAAAGATCTGAATGACGTGGAGATTACCTGCTTCATGACCATTACCAAGGACATGGTTTATCAGTGGGAACTGACAAGCAACTGGACTGACAAAGGCTCATTTGCACATGGATTCAAGAAGATGCCGGTGATTTATATGTACCGTCCGGAAGCGTACTGTGAAAAGATAAAGAGCCTCCGTGTAAGACTGGAGAAGCTTCTCTCAAACTATGCAGACTGTATCGACTACCACTTCTTCCCTATCCTCATGCTTTTTGGTAACGTGGAGAATTTCTCAGGTGAGTTCAAGAACCGTGTTGTCGAGCTGACCGGCCAGGGAGCAAATGCCCAGTATCTTACCTGGTCTCAAGTGCCCGATACTGTCAAGTTCGAGGTGGAGACGCTGTTAAGTCAGATTTACGGGCTGACCAATACACCCAGAATCTCTTTCGACTCCCTGAAGGGTACAGGAAACGCCGTATCCGGTGTTACCTTCGATTATGTGTTCATGTCCACCCACCTGAATGTGGAGAACCTGAATGAAACTGTCGGCGAGTTCATGCAACGACGTGTAAATTTCCTCATATCAGCTTTGGGTTCCGTGAATTCCACCCTTGAAGAAGCCTCCGAGACTATTGACGTGGATGTGCAGATGCAGCCATACAAACTGGAGGACATCAAAGACAAGATAGACACAGCTATCAAGGCCAAGGACGGTGAAATCTGGTCGCAGCAACGGGCCATCACCTTCGTGGGGAACGTGGATGCAGTTCTGGATGAGATTGAAGCCATCAAGGAAGAGCAGGCTGAGAAGCAGAAGAACGACATCGAGAAGCAGAAACAGCTTTCCTCTCTTAAAAGTTCCAGCAGTAAATCTGAAGAATAGAACAACCCAGTCAGAATATTTACGGGGATAATACAAAACAGAATGATATAAATCTAAAATATTGACTATTTGAGTAGCGGTATCTTTCGAGGTATCGCTATTTCCTTTATCATAGTAAAAACATGAATACTTCTTTGTAATTATTCGTTATTTTACTATATTTGCATCGTAATTAAGTCTTAAACGCTATGAGCTACAAATCAGTTAAAGACGTTGTAACGCTGCTTACTGAAAATGGCTTTTGGTTCGTGAGGCAGAAAGGCAGTCACATGGTTTACACTGATGGTAGCCATGTAGTGATTGTACCCGACCACGGCAAGAAAGGCGTTGAGAAAGGCACTTATTACAACATTCTGAGGCAAGCGGGGCTAAAATAGCCCCCGCCTCTTTTGTTTAACGATAAAAAGGAGGTCAGTATGAAAACCGTAGAAGTGATTGTAGAACATGCTGGAAATAATCTTAGTGCCTATATTGAAGGTGCTCCGGTGATTACTGTCGGTAACGACGTGAAGGAAATCGAGAAGAACATGAAGGAAGCTGTTGAACTTTACCTGGAGTCATGCAAGGAGATGAACATCGCTCCAGTGGAAATTTTGCAGGGAGAGTTCACATTGAAGTTCAAGATAGATGCTGCCACCTTCATCAACTATTACAGCAGTATCTTTACCAAAGCCGCTTTGAGCCGGATCACCGGAATCAATGAGCGCCAGTTATGGCATTATGCGGCTGGAGTACACAAACCCCGTAAACAGCAGTTGGAGAAGATTCAGAAAGGTATTAACGCGCTGACAGAGGAACTGGCAGCTATAAATTTGTTGTGATTATTAATTAAATATAAAGGAGCATAGTACATACAATGAAAGCAAAAGATGTAAATCCAAGTAATTTTAAGGTTGAGAATGTTGTATTTGAAAATGATGATTTTTCTATAGCGATAGGTATTTGGGAAAATGGGGAAAGAAGAATGGCAATGAGATGGAATGGTTATGGAGATGATCCTGGATACCCTAAATTATTTAAAAACCCAGTCTGGTTCATCGTTGATGACTCTTTAATATTACCTTTTCTGAATGCTTTAAGGAACGTAAAAGATTCTGACAAAAAAGAAATAGAAGCAGCTATATTGAAATTTTAAAAGTATAATTGGATGATGATCTAGCGTGATTATTTAGGTAGTCACGCTTTCTTTTTACCTAAAAACGAACATTTCCCTAATTGTTTCGTATCGTTAGCCTTTAAATTTCCCCTTCCCTTTCTCTATAAGTAAATTTACCGTATGAAATTATTAATCAAACTCATACGGTATGACAATCTTTGAACAAATCTTGGCAGGACTGCAACAGAAATTCGCTGGGGTGGACACTGCCACACTCACCCGTATCGCCACAAAGAAGGCAGAGGGTGTAACGGACGAAACGAAGGTGACCTCCATCGTTGAGGGTATCTCATTTCAGGACGTGATGCAAAACTATGGTGATTTCCGTGCAGGACAGGCGCAGACTTCCGCTGTTTCAAACTACGAGAAGAAGCATGGACTGAAAGACGGTAAACCTATCGAGAATCCGAAACCAGAACCACCGAAACCAAACGACCCTCCAAAGCCGCAGGAGACAGACATCGCAAAGATGATCGCCGATGGTATCGCCGCCGGTATCAAGCCGTTTGCCGACAAGCTGGCCAAAATGGAGGAAAATGAAGCGCAGGCGCAGCGCAATTCTCAGATTTCAGCAGTGGCGAAGAAGTACGGTATTCCCGAATTTATGTTGAAAGACCGCAACATTCCTGAGAATACGGACTTGGATACCTATTTCAAGGACATGAAGCAGGATATGTCTAACAGCGGTTTTCAGTTCTCCAAAGCTCCTGAAACTGCCGAACAGAAGCAGGAGAAGGAAGCGAGTGAGTTCGCCAAAATGATTGAGGCGGACACAAAATCTATTGTCGAACAACAAAACAAGTAATTTATGTCAGCAGGATTTAAGTACAACATTGAGCCTGAACCGTCCATCGAGGAACGCTATGACATTTCTACCGGTGTAAGACGTAGAGGCCCTTACAAGCTGGATACGACCAACCTTGTCACTGGTTCGTTCCTTCCATCCTTCACTCCGATTGCCGCTGATTTGGTAAAGAAAACCGCTCAGGTGGCTATCCGTGTAGAAGTCTATGAAAAGTTTACCACCGGCTCCAATACCACATTGAAAATCAAGAAAAACTCTTTGGCTTATGTGGGTATGCATCTGGGTAATGGTTCTCATGGGGCTACCATCAACAGTATTGACAAATCAAACAAAGATTTCGATAAGTTGACGCTGTCTGCCGACTTTGGCGAAACATTGGAAGCTGGTACTGTACTCTATGAAGCTACAGCGGTAAGCGGCACAACTCCGAAAGTCATTGCTAACTCAGCCTTGTACGGAAGAGTACAAGTAGAAGAAGGCATTGTATTAGTTGCTCTTTTGATGCGAGCATTCGAGATTGAGCCTACCAAATTGGTTATGCCTTTCTCTGACATTGACAAGGCCAACATGCCGCATTTCCAGTTCAACGCTCCTGACGTTACTCAAAGTGGAAAGGCTGTAGTTGCCAAAGCGTCTTCCAGTCAAGATGGCTTGATGAGTAAAGAAGACAAAGCTAAATTGGATGGTATCGCATCCCAAGCCAACAAATTCACTTTGTCTGCAGCAACATCTTCTGCTCTCGGAGGTGTAAAGCAAGGTGTTAAAGTAGATGATGCTACTGGGCAGGAAGATGCACATACAAAATTGAATGCCCTTCTGGCATCTTTGAGAACAGCAGGTGTAATTGCAAGCAAATAAAGAAAGGAGGTAAAACATGATGCTAACTATTCATACTCTGTTTAATGACCCCAATATCGTAAACGCCGTTATCCAGCGCGTCCTTCAGACTCGTAAGGATACAATCTACTGGCAGCAGTATCTTGATTTCCGTAGAACGACTACCCGTGTATTCAAGGACTACATCGGTCAGGTTACTGGAGTGATGGCCGGTTCTATTAACTCACGATACGGCGAGAAGCCTATCCGTGAACGCCGGAATATCGGTTCAGGATATGGTGAAATCGCTTATCTTGGCGATGCTTACCAGATTTCCATTGACCGCCTGTCCGAACTTCAGGACTTGATTGACAAGTTTAACACAGCTAAACCTGCTGACCAGGTAGCAGCCATGCAGGAAATCGTGAATTTCATCTATGACGATTACCGCCAGGTACTTTTGGCAGCTCACAAGCGCATGGATATTATCGTAGGTTCACTTCTGATGACCGGAGAAGCAGCTGTTAAGAACAAGGACGACAATGCCGGAGGCGTTGACCTTCTCAACATTGAATTGCCGTTCAAGTTCATCAAGCCTGATACTGGTGCGAAGACGAACTTCATCACCTATTTGCAGCAGCAGATTAATGCACTGAAAGCGGACTACGGTAATTTCCAGAAGATGATTATGTCACGAGGAACTTTCGTGAAGAATATCATCGGGTCGGCTGAGTTTGGTGACAAGTTCAAGATGCAGCTTACAGGAAATGAGATGTATCTTTCAACTGGTTTGATTACATCTCAACTGGCTTCCCAAGTATTCACTGGCATCGGGCTTCCGGCCATTGAAATCAAGGAAGATTACGTGAAAGACCAGACCGGGAAGAACGTGCAGATTTATGCAGACGACCGTATCACCTTGCTTCCGCAGGATAAGGTCGGTTATATGCGTTTCCACACTCCGTACGAAGCAGTGGACGGCGTACCGGGACGTAACTACACCCAGGCAGACGGTGATATGCTTATTTCCGGTTACAAGGACAAGAACGGTCGTTATTTGGAATACACTGCAGAGTGGATTCCTCAGATTACGAACCCGAATCTGATTGTGAACTTTGATTTGTCAACCATGAACACATGACAGTAAACGACTACATATCACAGAAGTTTCAGACCTTCGGCATCAACTTGTCGGAGGCTGACCTTTTGGAGATAAGTTTGTCTTCAGAAGTAAGCGGAGAGGATGAGGTGGGCCCGTCAAACATCGGACTTGTTTCGGTGTCTATGGCGAAGTTTATCCCCTCTCTTCTACTTCGTGCTACTTCCATCAGCGAGAACGGTTTCTCTATGTCCTGGGACACCAAAGGCTTGAAGGAATACTACTCATTCTTGTGCAAGAAGTATGGTCTTGAAGACACGCTGTCAGATAAACCTAAAGTCAGATTCCTATGATATTTGCCCCACATACATTACAGGTTAAGGTCTTTACTCCGATGGAAACAGACGAGTTCGGCCGGCCCATTCCCGGAACCGGTGGAGAAAGCTGGCAGGACGTATGTAAGTGCCGGTGCGACGATAACTCAACCAAGGAGTTTACTTCGGAGAATGGCAAGGTATACCGACCGAACTATCACGTAGTCTGTGAGAAGAAAACCTCACTGAAGGCTGGTGATGAGGTCAGATGTATGGACGGTAAGAATATCCGTGGAATTGGCAAGGTTTACATGGTGAAGAATACAAACTATTTTGGTTACTCAGAGATATGGCTGTAAAATTTGATTTTTCGGACGTGGATAGCTTTTTCGAGCAAGGCTATGCCGAGGTGAAAGCTGTAGAAGAGAGGGTCGGAAAGGAATCTGTCGATTATGCTATAAAGAACGGTAGTTATCAGAACCGGACCGGAACGCTCCGTAAGTCAAACAAGTATTCAGTTGAGGATGATGGACTGGTGATAAGAAACGATGCTGAGTATGCCTCACACGTGGAATCCAAAGGTTACGAAGTTTCAACTGGTGCAGCCTTATTTGCTGAGAGACGATTAAAGGAGGAAATCAAATGAAACGAATATTAAAGTATGAACTGATGGTCGCAGACCACTCAAAATTATGTCTGCCTATCGGAGCAAGAATATTATCTATTCAAGCACAACGGAATGCAATTTGCTTGTGGGCAGTAGTAGATGAATGTCAAAAAGAATTGTGTTTAGTGGATATTTTTATGTATGCAACAGGACAAAATATATCTGATAAAGATTTGTCAGACAAAAGATTTGCAGGTACTGTTCAACTTGGAGAACTGGTTTTTCATGTATTCCTTCAGTATGATAATAATATTCAATATCTTATTGTATGATAGTAACTACTGACATAGCGAACATTCTCTACCGTGACTGCAAGTCTTTCGGGATTGATATCGTTCCCCATGGCAAGAAGCTGACAGGGGCGATAAAGTCCGAAAGGATTGTCATTCACGCCAAGAAGCAACAGCCGGGCACATACTGGAAGAAATCTTTCGTCGAGGTGAACATTTGTGTTCCCGATTTGAAGGAAGGCGAAGCCAATACCATCCGGCTGAACGAACTGGAGAAGCAGGCACAGGGATTGTTTGACGGTGTTACCGGTCGCTATGACGGTACAACCTATCATTATTCTATCGAATCAATTGGAACGGAGGAGGACACTGCTTTAAAGTGTCACTATGTGAATGTAAGAATTTTGTTTGAAGTTTTAAATGTGAAATAATATGGCAGAAGCAAAGAAAGTCACAGCCGCGAATATCAAGAAGCTTTGGTATGGCGAAACAAGCGAGATTACCGCAGATTTGACAGGACAAGCCTTGCATACTCTTTTACAGGGTGAAGCATTGAAAGAAATCAAGAATATCCATCAGGATACGTGGACACTCGAAGAGGCAGAAGCAAGCCGAACGAACTATAAGAACCAGCTTACCGGCCAGACCTATCGAAGTGAAAAGGAAATGGGTGACGTGACCGTCAACTTTACCATTGGCGAGTACGACTATCCTACTAAAAAAGACCTTATGGGTGGCGATGTCATCAACACCGACAAAGGTTGGAAGCGTGCAAGAGGTAAGGTAAACATTGAGAAGTTACTTGTTGCTTTAACTGACGATGACCAGTATTGTGTGATTCCACGTGCTGACATCGGTGCACGTGAAGCCACAACAGACAAGGCTGTCGGTATTCCTGTAAGTGCGGTGGAACTGGAACCACAAAATGCAGAAGTTGCACCAGAATACTGGTTTGACTCATCTGAAGTAACAGCAGGTGCTTAATGCCTATCCAATAGGTAGAGATTGAATTCCATAACAGGGGTGGGCTTTATGGCTTCACCCCTTAATTTTTATCTTTTATCAGAATGAATCAAGGAGCAAAAATAGTAACTGAATCCATTATCGGAAGTGATTTCAGAACGGTGTTTGTCGCTGGGAAAGCCTACACGGTCTACCCTCCTACTATCAACAAACTGGCCGGAGCAATCTCCCATTTGTCAGGTGTACAAGAAGCAGACAATTTGAAAGAAGTTCTTCTCTCCCTGGGAGAAAGTGAGGCCTACAGCAGGGCTCTTTCCTGGCTGATAGCTGGTGACGAAAACTTGAGCGAAGAACTGGCAAAAGGAACATACGAAGAGAATGTGGACGCATTGGATGAAACACTCTCTATGATTGACTCAAAGGTTTTTCTCAAAGCTGTCAGCTTGGCGAGGAACGTAAGTCTGCTGGCAGCGAAACCGAGGTCGTAGGAAATGATACTCTCTTGGGACAGATTGCATCGTTCATGGAAAATCTGCATCTGTCATACCGGGAAGTGGTCTATGAGATACCATACAGGAATTTAGTATTAATGCAGCGTGACAAGCTTCATACTGTAACCGGGACAAAAGTCACGAAGGTGAAAGGCAAGGATATGGCTTCACGCAGAAGAAGAAACAAGAAATAGATATGGCTCTATTAGAATGTTAAAAAGCAACAGAAACGTTACTTTTTTACGTTACAAAGCTTGCTTAATAGTAACGAAAATGTTACCTTTGCATTGTCAATTAAAAGTTCTTTGATTTATGAAGTTTTCAGAGTTTTACAAATTGATTGAGTCAGCAGGCTGGACAATCGAAAAGGGAAAGAAACATCACAAGTATGTTCATCCCGACTTTGACTACTTTATCCCTGTAGGCAGACATCCAGCCAAAGAGATACCTAAAGGTACTCTTGACAGCATGATGAAAAAGGCGGGGTTAAAGAAGTAAAAGAACAGCACCCACTTCGGTGGGTGCATTTAATTGACAAAACTTAAAATACACGATTATGAAGAAGATTCAGGCTATTATTGAAAAAGCAGATGATGGAGGAATTTCTATCTATTCTGAAGATGTAAACGGTGCGTATGGCTTTGGGCTTACAGAACAAGAAGCGAAAGAGGACTTTGTTTCTGTTTTAGAGGAACAGGCAGAATATTACAAAGAAAAACATGGTGAATTTCCAAGTTGGTATAAAGCTGGCTATTCTGTGGAGTATGTGTATGACTTAAGTGGATTTTTTGAAGCGTTCCCTTTTATTAATGCAAGTAAGTTTGCAAAGGAAATAGGTATAAATGAATCTGTAATGCGAAAGTATAAAGGAAAGATAATTACAGCATCAGAAAAGCAAAGAGCTATCATACAATCAAAATACAATGAGATACTTAAAAGAATGGCAAATGTCAAGTTTTGATATTCCAGCCGTGAGGCTCTGATATAAATTAAAGAACAAATTGACAATCGGGCGCATCATAATGGTGCGCCTTTTTTGTTCTATTCCGAGATGGAGTCTAATTATTCAAAAATAGAAGTTAAATTACACGACAATTGCCAAGTTGTTTCGTTTTTGATTTCAAAAAGTCTGAATACTATTTGCTTATATCATAATTTTAAGCATTAATATTTAGATTTTTATTTATGGCAACACTCGTATTCCGTGTATCAAGTGACTGGGAACAGGTCGTAAAGCTAAGACAAGAATGTGAAAAGCTGGAAGCCCAACTCAAAAAGATGGACGTGAACAAATCTCCGGCAGCGGCAAGGGCTTTGGAAACCCAATTGGCATCTGCTCGCCAACAAATGATGGGGCTGGTAACCGAGGCGGCTAAAGTTGGAGCTACAATGGAGCGTGATTTCAAAAATGGAATTTACAGCGCTTCACAAACAGTAAACAACCTCTCTGCAAATATTACTTCACAAAGGGGTGTCATTAGGCAATTACAAAATGAGCTTACTTTATTGAAAGAGAAATACCGAGAAACTGTAAAGTCGGGTGGTAATACCAGCGGTATGTCGGAGCAGATAAAAGCTCAAACCGATAAGTTAAGGGAGCAGAAAGATATTTTGTTTGGACTTACTCAACAGCAGGCAGAAGCCCGTCTTTCAGTAAAGAGACTGAAGGATGAATATGCAGCTTTTAAGGAAGAAGCCGGCGAAACGGTCGAAGCAAATGAAAAGATGTCCGTTTCCTTAACCAAAGTACTTGGTGTAATAGGTGGAGTAACTGCCTTGAAAAACTTTGCCACAGAACTTGTCAATGTACGAGGACAATTCCAGCAGCTTGAAATTGCTTTTTCAACCATGCTGAAAAGTAAGGAAAAAGCAGATAAACTGATGTCGGAACTGGTGGATATTGCCGCAAAGACGCCCTTTGACCTTCAAGGGGTGGCATCATCTGCCAAGCAAATGATTGCTTATGGCTCGTCAGCCGAGAATGTGGGTGATGAGCTTGTAATGTTGGGGAATGTAGCCGCCGGTGTTGGCTCCCAGCTTAGTGAAATAGCCTATCTCTATGGCACATTAAGGACACAAGGGAGGGCCTATGCTGTCGATATTCGTCAGTTTGCAGGACGTGGTATTCCCATCTACGAGGAACTGGCAAAAGTGCTTGGTGTGACAAAAGATGAAGTTTCCGGTTTAGTAAAGGAAGGCAAGGTAGGATTTAAAGAAGTAGAACAGGCCTTCAAAAATATGACTAGTGAATCAGGAATCTATTATAACCTGATGCAAGAACAGTCTAAGTCTCTTACAGGTCAGTTGAGTAACCTTGGAGATGCCTGGGATACAATGTTGAATGAGATTGGAAAAGATACCCAGGGAATTGCTTCTGCAGGTATTTCAGGATTGAAAGGTCTTATTGAGAACTATGAAACTGTTGGTAAGATTTTGATAGGACTGATTGCTACATACGGGACATATAAAACCGCTCTTATTGTAGTGCGAATAGCTCAGGATACATTAACGGCCAGAATGGAACTTGCAATACTGGTTACTAAAGCTCAAACGATAGCCCAAAAGGCTTTGAATACGGTTATGAAAGCTAACCCGTATGTACTGGTAGCTACGGTTCTTGCCGGGCTTGTTGCTACTATGTGGGCCTTTCATGACAGCACAACCGCATCGGAAAAGGCACAGCAAAAATTCAATGAAGAACAAAAGAATTTTGCGAATCAGGAAGAGGAACGCAAGAAAAAGATAGAAGAGCTGATACGCGTTATCCAAGATGAGACAGAAACAGAGTTTTCAAAGATAAAGGCCTATGAGGAACTGCAAAGGTATTCTCCTGCACTTTCTTCTGCTTATACCCGTGAACAACTGGCTGTACTCAATCTTGCAGAAGCAAATAAAGAACTGAATAAGGAACGAGACAAGAACAGTTATGAAAACATACTAAAGAATATACAACAATGGGAGGAGAAAATAAAATCATTAAATGCTTCTTTAAAAAATGCCGGGCAAGGTGCCCCATTAATTGCTTCACAAATAGAATCAGCAAAAGCAAATCTTAACAAGTGGAAATCAGCCCTGAGCGAATATAATCGACTGAAAAAGGAAACAGAGGAAAACTCGAAACCTGTAGAAGTCAAGCTAATGGAAGCAAGAAGTAATCGTGAGCAGATTATACGCGAATACAATATAGCAAGACAAATATTGCAGGAAGAGCAAGAAAAAATTAAGAATTTTCCTTTTGCAACAATTCCTATTGACGTTCAAATACGGTTCAATAATGCGCAAGCAGCGCTAAAAGGGATTGACGGCACCATATTTGGCCTGGAATCGCAAAGGGAAGCATCGGAAAAGTCGTATCAGCAAGCATATAAAGAAGCAAAAGCTGTTTACGAAGCAAAATTAAAGGCTGTAGAGGATGCTAAAAAAGGTACTGAGTCAGCCTATAAGAAAGCTGTAGAAGAGTTGGAAGCGGCAGAAAAATCATATAAATCGCTCGGTGGTATAACAGGAGACACTCTGGCCAAACAAGAGAATGATGCGAAGAAAGATGCCGAGCGACAAAAGAAAGAGCAGCAACAGGTTGCAGAAGAACTCCTTCAGCTTCGCAGGACCAATCAGCAGGAAGAAATCAACCTGATGGAAGAAGGTTCTGAAAAGAAGCGCAGACAGATTGAGCTGGATTACCAGCGAGAAATCGATGAAATTAGGAAACAGCGCAAAAAATGGGAAGATGCGCAAGGAGGAAAGCTTACGTCTGAACAGCGGGAAGTATTAGGAAGTCGTGCGTCTAATGCCATGACGTCGCGTGAAAAAGGTCTGGCCGAAATTACAGAAACTGAAAATCAAGCTGCAATCGAGGCCAACGAACGTTACCTGAAAAGCTACGGTACATTTATGCAGAAACGTGATGCAATCATAGCTGAGTACACCCGTAAAATCTCGGAAGCCACTACTCAGGGAGACAAGGACATACTCCAGAAAGAAATGGATAAAGCCCTCTCCTCTCTTGATCTTGAGAAGCTGAAACAGGGAATCAACTGGGAACTTATCTTCGGTGACTTGGACAAGGTATCCAAAGAATCCTTGAACAAGGTAAAGCAGCAGCTTAGGGAGTTCAAGAACTCAGATGAATACAAGAACATGGCCGTTGACCAGAAGAAGGTCGTTGACGAGGCGTTGAGCAACATCCAGTCAACTCTTATTGACAAAGGAGGATTGCTGGCCGACCTACCCGAACAGTTAAGCGAATTGGCCAAGGCACAGGAAGAACTGTCACAAGCTCAGGAGGAATACAACGAAGCCATGAGAAGCGGAACAGATGAACAGAAAGAAGCGGCCACGAAGAAACTGAATGATGCCCAGAAAAGACAGCAGAACGCTCAGGTCAATGTACAAAAGTCGACAGATAAAACGACAAGCAACCTTGTCACATTGTCGAACGTTATTACCCAGCTTGGTTCAAATTCTGAAATTTCCCTCTCTCAGGTCGGTGATTTGGCCGGAAATATAGTAGACATATTTGCAGAAGAGAGCGAGAAACTTGGAGGTATAATTGGAGCTGCATTTTCTCTTTTAGATGCCATCGGGACACAGGGGTTGGATGGTTTCGTAGGTAACATATTCAGTAGTGTCTTTAAGTCTGTAGGTGGAATATGGGATACCCTGACTTTCGGAGGATTCAGCAAACTCTTCGGTATTGGAGGAAACGAAAAAGAGGTGCAGGATACAATCAACAGACTCACGGACAGAAACGAAAAGCTGCAGTCTGCCATCGAATCCCTTACGGAAGAAATGAAGTCCAGCAAGGGAAGCGAGAAATCCGTAGCAGAGTACAATAAAGCCATCAAGTATCAGGAGGAATACAACAAGAATGTCCTTGCAAAAGCGCAGGCAAATGCTGGCTATCACAGCAGCCATCATAGCTGGGCCTATTACATGGGCTGGTCGGAAAGTGACATACAATGGATTCGAGAAAATGTCATGGCAGAATTCACAGGTACAGATTCCTTGTGGCAGATGTCGCCGGAGCAGATGGACTTATTACGTCAGAATGTAGACTTGTGGCAGAAAATGGCCGATTCAGGAAAAGGAGGCTATGGAAATGCTGTCGTTGATGCACTAGATGAATATGCAGATCTGGCCGGAAACCTCGAAGAACTGAAAGAGGGACTTTTCGAACAGCTTACCGGAATAAGTTTTGATTCCATGTATGACAGTTTCATAGATACTCTCATGGATATGGATGCCTCGGCGGAAGATTTTGCGGATAACCTATCCGAATACTTTATGCGTGCCATGCTTTCAGATAAAATCGGTAACATGTACAGCCAGAAGCTGGAAGACTGGTGGAACAGATTCGGTGAAAGTATGAAGGACGGAAACCTGAGTGAGAGTGAACGTAATTCACTCCAAAACGAATATATGGGATACGTGAATGAAGCATTGAAACTACGGGATGAACTTGCCGCAGCTACCGGATACGACAAGGCTGGCAGCAGTTCCCAGCAGTCGGCCTCCAGCCGCGGATTCGGTACAGAAATGACGCACGAGGATGCCGGAGAACTGAGCGGACGGTTTACAGCCGTATATGAGTCCAATCTTAGGATAGAGACAGCAGAGCAGCAACAGACAGTAGCCATTACCGAACTGCGAGGTTCCATCGGCTCCCTGACATCACAAGTAACCGGTCTGTACAACATTGCCGACGAGACACGTACTATCCTGGCCAATTCCTATTTGGAGTTACAGCAAATCAGAGAGAACACAGGCGAAATTGTCAAGCCTATCAAACAGATGCAGGCCGACATTGCCGAAGTGAAACGTAATACAGCAAGACTATGACAGGAGATTTATTTATTAACGGAAAGGATGCCTGGAGCACATGGGGTGTCCGCATGGGTGACGGTTTTCTCGATGCTATCGACGGATTCAACCAGATGAAAGACTACATCGAAGATGAGAGCCGTCTGGAGCACGGGAAGCGAATAATAACCGAAAATGCAAAAGTAGCATCGCGTGAAATCACTCTCCAGTTCACCATAGAAGGAGACTCAGGAGGTGACTACCGGACAAAGAAGAAATCTTTTCAGTCAGAACTGGAGAAAGGAACCGTAAACATCAAAATCCCAACTCTTGGAAACGAAGTCTACAAGCTGGTTTACCTGGGTAAGAGCATTTCTTACGGGTTGAGTATTGACAGGTGTTTCGGTAAGGTTTCAAGTAAGTTTTGCGAACCGAATCCAATGGATAGAAGCGAATAACAAACATTTCCTTTATTGTTTCAAATGGAAGTCCGGATTTTTAGGGCTTCCATTTGTTATTTATGAACTTTGGGGATATGATTGAAATTAAGGACATATCCGGAAAAACAAGGTTCTCTACCCCTATCAACAAAGGGGCGAAGGGAAAGTTTACACTGATGAAAGAGGACTACATCGTTCTCCCCTTTTCCGTGCCTGAACCTATATATTTTAAACTTGGTGACTATGTAGACCTTTCTGGGGTTCTGGATGATTCTCTGGGCGGATTACTTTCAAAAGTATATGAGGTAACTGACTTGCAGAAACCTTCTTTCAATGCTTCTACCGCTGGATATGATTATGAGCTGAAACTGGATGCTTACTACTGGAAGTGGAAAAACAAAATTTTCAAATACACTCCTGAACATGCTGGATATGAAGCGTCATGGTCTCTCACCGCAGCCCTTGATGTACAGCTTGGTGTGTTCTTACGTAACCTGAAAGCTTTGGGATATACCTATAAGGGAAAAGAATTCGTATTTGAAATAGATTCAACAGTAGAGAATAAGGCAGTTGCAATCACGTATGACAATATGAACCTGCTGGATGCCTTATTCTCAATGGCGGGTGAGGATAAGTGGAACTGTGATTGCTGGATAACGGACAACGTAATTCATTTTGGGCGAAACGAATTCGGTGATGCCGTCAAAATCGAGTTAGGGGTTGAAGCGTCTGCCATGACTCGCAGTGAGAGCAAAGGCACTTATGCCACCCGCATTTATGCATTCGGATCTACAAGAAACATACCTGAGAACTACCGTCCCATTGAAGAGCAGACGGTAGTAAACGGAGTTGTGCAAAGACGACTTATGCTTCCCGCTGGTACGCCATACATAGATGTGTATCCTGACATGAGCCAGGAAGAAGCAATTGAAGACATCGTGGTATTTGACGAGGTATATCCCCGACTTGAAAATACGATGTCAAGTGTATCTACGAGGACGGAAACCGTTACAAATGAAGACGGAGGTCAGGAAACCGTGACTTACTATCGCTATCGTGATACTGGCCTGAATTTCTCCAAGGACTACATACTTCCGGGACAAGAGCTGACAATTATCTTTCAGTCCGGCAAAATGAATGGATTGGAGTTCGGTGTTATTTTTGACCCGGACAACAACGGAAGCCAGCTTTGGGAAATTGTCCGCAGCGAAGACTACGGACGTCCATTGCCGGATGATACCATATATCCTGAAAATGATGACAAGTATATCCTTTCCGGTTTTGATCCAAAGTTTGTTTCTGTACAAATGATTCCGGACGCGGAGCAGGAACTGAAAGAGAAGGCACAGAAGATAGCAGACCAGCGAAAAAAGGACGATGGTACATACTACACTACCCTCCGGTCAGAATGGGTTAATGAAGACAAGCTGAAACGCTTTTTCGAGTTCGGGCAAAAGATAAACCTGGTCAATAAAGCCTTTTTTGAGAATGGCCGTGAAAGCCGTGTTCTCGGATGGGAGTTTAACCTTGACATTCCATGGGATTCTCCGGTATATACTATTGGGGAAAGTATGCCCTACTCTCGCCTTAATGATGTGGAAGAGAAACTGGAGTCGATTACGTATAAAGGGCATACTTATGTTGGAGGCGGAGGAAGTAGCATATATGTGATTAAGACCAATGATTCTACTGCCCCATCGGACAGTAACGTATTTTCGGCAAAACGGTCACTTGCAACATTATTGAGAAAGGACAAGGAAGACCAGACAAACTATCTCATTAAGCTTCTTGGCGGTATCATATCTCCTTTCCTGGAATCAATTGACTTCGTGACTGGTATGATGGGTGCTGGTATGTCATTCTCTTCAGAAAAGGGCGGCGAGTCTGTCGGATGGATTGACAAACTGTACGTGCGCAAGAAAGCTATCTTCCAGTTACTTTCAATAATGGAGACCGAGCTGGCCGGAGCTTCCTTCATGTTCAACGCCAGCGGGGCCAGAGCAACGATTACTAAGGTCGAGTTTATAGAAAAAAAGGGAATTCGTTTCAAGGATGGTAAAGGAGTCAAGTTCTCAGACGGGAAAAGAGGTTACTCATCTCCTGGAACTTATGGTTCTGTTTATCGCTGTTACTTCCTTGCAGATGATGGTGAGAAAGCCATAGAAAATCGTTTTAAGCCAGGGAATTTAGTACGCTCACAGTCCTTTAATATTAAGGAAGGCGCGTATGACGGCGTATCCAATCACTATTGGTGGCGTCTGGTGGAAAATGTTGGTGATAACTGGATAGATGTATCCGTGAATCATTGTGACGAAGGAAGCGATATACCCAAAGTGGGTGACGTGATGGTACAACTTGGAGACATAGCCGACCCGGACTATCAGGCTGCAATCGTGTTGTCTGCATACGGAGACGGTGCGCCTTCTCTTACCTTCTATCAGGGGATAAGTTCTTACTCCCTCTCAGGGAAAGATATAGTTTCAATCGGATATGATCGTCTAACTAAAGAAGGATACTTTAATGTTTATGGAAAGACATATATCGGTAATAGGGACAAGACAAATTATATCAGACTTGCTTCTGGAGAAATAGAGGTACGTGCAGCAAGAATATTGTTGTCAAATGGTGAAAGCGTTGTAGATGTAGCAGAGAAAAATATCTCAATTAAACTTGGTGCTACGGGTATTGACATCGAAAAAAATGAGATTGTTATTTCTTCAGATAAGTTTAAAATTAAAAGTTCTGAAGGGAAAGGAATAGCCGTGTTTACGGTTAAAAATGGGAAACCACTTCTTCTTACAGAGTGCATAGATGTAAACTCGTTAAAAGTGAAACATCTGGATGGTGCGGACGGTACATTTTCGGGTGAACTGAAAGCCGCTAAAGGTACTTTTTCCGGAACAATATCTGCCGATGGTGCTAAGATTGGAGGTTTCACTATAGACAACGGTTCCTTGAATTGGAAGGGAAGGGATTTTTTCGGCAATGATAGCAGGAGTATACGGATTGGTGTTCCTACGGATGATAACAGTGGTATGATTGACATAAATTTCAATGGTGCGACTGACGGGAAATTTGGGGTTAAAGTAATTGGAAGCAATGACGGTGGAGCATGCATCTATGCTTCAAGGAACGGTACTAGCAAGCCACATAGTTCTAATACTTATGCCGGATATTTTGACGGAGGAGTACATGTAAACGGAAATCTTTATACCAATACGATATTGTCTAATGAGTTCGGTACCGGATGGTCATTGCAAGCCGATGGATCATATACATACAAAAAAGGAGCAACGAGAACAATATCATGGACTATACAGAATGGTTCGATACCTTCAACGTATAAACTGGTTTTTGAAAATGGAATTTTAGTCGATTAATCATGAAAATAGATTTTAAGAAATTTAAGAAGTACACGAAGATAGATAAATCCGATTTCGTGGAGATTGATGTCAGAGAAATGTTTGCAGATAACATTTTCAATGTGACAGGAGTTGGTATTGCTGATTTAAAATTGGCTGAGAAAATTTTTTCCAGCGATGACGATACCGAATTTTCAGATGATGAAGTTAACAGGGTAAGACATCATGCAGCGTCGCTTCTTCCATGGTTTCTTGCTGGGCTTAATGATGCAATGAGATAATTATAATATACAATGTTGGTAATATCATTAATAACTATAAATTAAAAACAATTATGGCAGCAGAAGAAGATTTTGTATTAAGCTTTACAGGTGAAGAAACTGACAATCTATTGAAACATACAGAAAGTATGAAGAATCAGACAACGGAAGAAGATGGTGAAACGGTACAGGTGTACGATACAAACGGCGTGCCGCATAAGGTGTCGAAAACGGAACTTTTGAAGAAGTCTACACTGGCTCTCCCAGCTTTGGAAGACATCTCCAGTTTTGTGGCCGTGAATGCCGCCGGAAATGCCGTCGGAGTAATGACAAAAGAGCAGGTTGCGTCAGTTCTGGCGG